ATCCAGTACGTTTATGATATCTGACACAAGCATTTTCAGGAGATTTAGCCAATATTTCTTTCTCATCGCTAAAACTAAAAAGTAAATTATCTCTGTATGATACCTTATACCACTTTACTTGGCTTCTTATCTTTTTAAAATACTTTGCTTTCATCATTCCTCCTTCGTTTTAATCTCCGTTACTTTCCCACGACTGACAAAGCACTGACCTATTCCCAAATCGAGTAAGGCACAATAGTTATCGTCTAAAAGATTAGAGCATTCCCGGCATAAGGAACATTCATTACAAAATCCTTCTGATGATTCATGCAGCACCCCATCTATTATTATTCCGTTTTTTACTTCCATACCGTTGATTCATTAGAAGTTACGCCCAAGCATAATACTTTGTCATATACTTCCTATACTTATTTAAATAATCTAATTACATTTCTGTTCGCATCGTCTATTGACTTATTCCCAAATGACGAAAGATAAATCTGTGTTACCTTTTCATCGCTATGTCCCAGGCTATTACTGATTACGGAAAGTGGGACATTCGCATCATTTTGGGCAATTGTGGCCCAACTGTGGCGCGCCACATACATTGTCAAATTGCTTTTAATACCTGCGTATTCAGCTATTTTCTTTAAGTTCGCATTTACATTTGAAAGTTTATTGGCAATGATCTTATATTCTATATTCCTACTTGTAGAAATATAGAACACATAATCGGAATCAGGCCTTAAATACTTGTCAATAATCTTTTTTATTTTTTTCTCCATTTTAATATGTAGAATTTTCCCTGTTTTTCTTCTTTTGTATGTTATCACGTCATTTTGAATATTGTCTTTTTTTAAGGAATACATATCTGCAAAGTTCATTCCACGTGTATATAAACTGAACATAAACATATCCCTCGCAAAATCAAGATTCGGATGCGCTTTCAGGTTTAGGCGGTTTATTTTATTTATGTCGTCTATTGATATAGCTCTCTTTTCAGTAACATCAACGCCTGTATAAACTTGTTTGAACGGATTGATTAGTGTTGGCGTTACTAACCCTGAATCCATCGCTTTATGCCAAACGCTTCTTAACATACGCAAATAGAAACTACTTGAATTTCTTTTCATTTTTCTTGACAATAAGAATGCTTCAAACGACTCTACAAAATCACAGTCAATATCTTGTAATGAAACACGACTATTCCCAATAAACTCTGTTATTCGTTTACATAAGGACGAATAATGTTTTGAACTAGTTTCTCTACCTGAAAGGCTTAGTCTGTCGCTAATCTTCATAATGTAATCAACCAAAGATTGACTTATGTCAGATATACATTTTACAACATCATCAGCCGTGTATTCAGGTTTTGTATATTCCAATATATTGATACATTTCTCAATTTGGGAGAAAAACCAATCTATTTCTTTGTTCACATCTTCATCAGAAGTATATGGATTTTCTTCATTTCCAAGCCATAGTGAGTTTGGTATCTTAATTTCAGGGTTGAATTGTCTTACCCACCTATTTCTGATAATCTGAAAGTATATTCTTCCCTTACCTAAATTATTTGCTGACTGAACAAATTTTAATCTTACTGATGTTTTCCTTGATTTACTACCATGTATTTCCATATCTCAATCTCCTTTCTGTTTAATCCGTTCAAGTACATCCCTGTTGGCTTCGAGTATTTCATCGAAAGAAGGAATGGGCATCCAATGGGTAATGCCTAATCTTTCTTTATTAACATTTGCTCCAGTTTCCCATTCACCCAAAGATGAAAGCTGGCAAATAAGGAAGCCATAAGCCCCTCTTGTTAGAACCACTGTGTTATTTTCCGGCAACCGTTCATTAACACTTATCCAAGGAGATTGCTTGGATTGCCATTCTGCACCAGAAATAAAGTCAACAATGCAGTATGGTTCACAATGACGCTGCCTGTTTCTGCAATCATTGGAATATTTTTTTGCTGCTTCTTCTACTGTCTGTTTCATATCTATTCTCGTTTTGAGGGTTATTTTATCACATCTGTTAATCGGTGTTTTTACTTCTTTCCCATACCACGAACACCAATAATATGGCTGAAATAAATTGGGTGAATGCGTGCAATATTTACATCTTTCACACAGGTGAATTCCATTCATTTTTAAATTTTTTGAGTGTTAATTTTTTTCAATGAAAGTATTGGTTGTATTCAACACTCCGGCTGAATCTTGACTTTTGCCATCTCTTATGAAGATTCCTTCTTCTTTCAGCCTTTCATAATCGATTTTATGCATAAGAATAACACTCGCATTGCCATCTATATACAGTTTGCATTGCATGAATTGAGTTCCTTTTACTTCCTCAATTACATCTATTTGAATTGTTCTTTTATTCATAATTCATTCCTTTCTATACCGTTATTAGTTAATTGGCAGTTTCATAAAACACATCCACATAGTCTTTCCATGTCTTCCAGTAGTATGGCCGAAGAGTGGTTGCCGATTGATGGCACTCAATACTTCCCTAACTGTTATCTGATCCTCATTCCATTTGAAAATCAGAACTCCGTAGTCATCCAGAACACGAAAGCATTCATCAATTCCCTTTTTTATCACCCTTGGCCAATCTTCAGGAAGTTTACCATACTTCTTGGCTAACCAACTATTTTTACCAACCTTTAGCAAATGGGGTGGATCAAACACTACCAGTTTAAAGGATTTATCCAAAAACGGCATATCGGTAAAGTCCGATACGATGTCTGGGTGGACTTTCAGATTTCGCCCATCACAAAGAATGTATTCTTCGTCCCTAATGTCAGCAAACAAAGCCAAAGGGTTTTCTTTGTCAAACCCAAACATCCTACTGCCGCAACAGGCATCTAATATAAGTTTTCCATTTTCCATTAAGCTATTTCTTTTGATTTCTTCAATCTCAACTTTCTCAATACTTTTTATCCCTGTAACGGTATTTGTTATTCGGGTATTGGCAACGGACACAATAATCCGTCTTATATAAAACCTCATAGATTACTCCCCTGTGTTCAAACAGTTCATTCTCGTCAAGGGTTCCTACTTCCACCTTATTCATGACCGTAAACAAAAAATTGTGTAAATAATAACAAATATGAAGTAAGATAATGTTATAATCACCCACTTCCAAAACTTATATTTATCCCTTTTTAATCCATATATAAATGTGGTCAATACAAGGGTAATAAGTATAAAGTATATTGCAAAGCTGATTCCGTAAAATGTGTTCACTTCCTCTTCCTCCTATGTGTTTTAGGGTTCTTGTTATTTTTTCTACGTTTCGCAATTTGTTTTCTGACACACCTATCGTCCTTGATACGGCATTTGGTTCTTGGTTCATGGATATAAATCCAATTACTTTCACCAACAACAGGTTTATCAAAATTCGTCAGAATATGCGTTTTATCACCATAACCAATACTATCCTTATCTGTTACTATAACAGCATCACAATCACTGTTTCTAGCTTCCTCAACAGAATCATAACGTTCAAGGGAATATCCTGTTTCCAATTCTTTTAATAGAGGGTATTCGGATGAATTTATCATTGAACCAACAACAGCAATTTTCTTGGTCATATTTTATACTTTTTATAGTTCTTACAATACTTGGGTGTTTTTCTAGCCGTTATTCTCTTTTGTAAAGCCATGCAATACATAAACGGACGAATAACGCACTCACTACAATGTGCTCCTAAATTCATTATTTTTGCCATAATAATTACTCCTTTACCAGTTCTATCGTAGGGCATTGACAAGACCAAACATATAAGCCCATCTCCGACATAGTTTCATCTTTCTTCACCTTGTTAAACAATGGTTCAATATTGTCAAGAGAATTAATCCTATAATCCTTGACATAGGCATATCGTTTTGATTCATTAGTAGTAATACACACCTTGCTTCCGATAGGATACTTCACATTGGATTCAATATACTCCTTCTTTAATTTTATCATTTCGTTCTTCAATTCGTTTATCTTTGAATTGATAATTTCTTTCTTTGATTTAAATTCTTCTTTATTCATATACACAAACGTTTAACATTCAGACAAAATATGTAACACAATAAGCCATACAATGACAATCATCAATCGTCCAACATATTTCCACATATAGCTTTCATTAACATAGCAAAAACAATTCCAAAAAGCATAAATTCACTCCTTTCTAACATTATTGTCCACCCACCTCATTGCGCCCTTTAACGCATCAGTTGTAGACCTGTAAAACATATCTACAAAGAGAACCATCCGTTCACCTTTTATTATCCGGTACATGAAGTCTTTTTCTCCTGTGACCTCTATTGTACAGCCCTTGTAAAATGTGACATATTTATTTCTCATACGACAAATATATATATTATTGGTTTTCCAACAACTTTTTATTAACTTTTATTAAGCGTTTTTCCCAGTCGTTCAGATTGTCACCCGTCTTAATCTTCTCCATAACCGAAGCTATGTCAAAAGATTTACATTTTTCATACAGATCACTCATTGTCGTTCCTTGTATGATAACTCCGTTCTTTTCCCCGGAAAAATATCCGTCAACACTCTCTATTACGTCCCATTTTCTCCCTTCTAGGATAGCTTGTTTATTGTTCGTTCCCATTATATCAAATCGTTCAAATCGTTCAAATTATTAATCAATGTAATAGGATATTTTTTTCGTATTGCATCAAATCGTTCTTTATCCTCATTCGTCATATCTTCGGAAGCATCCCATTCGTCCAACATGAAAATATCAATATCTCCTTCATATCCATCATTGTCATTCAGTTCAATACAAATATGTGGATAATAATTCATATCAAGACCTCTATCTTCTGGAAGTTCAAAACCGAGATCATAGTAGAACTCATAAAACACACACGTTTCGTCTATCGCATGATTTTCATTATAGTAATAAAGATCATTCGCCTCAGAATGCAGCAACAAATTCCACAAAGCACTATAAGTTATTGGCTTTAAATCGCAAGCATCATTTGAACAATGTTGCCTAACATACGCATATCTATCTGGGTTTTCTCTGATAATATCTCCCCACCAGCCAAGTTCGTTTTCTATTTCTTTATGTGTCATAATTGAAAAAATTTTCATTCTACAAACTCTATATCATTCAGATTAATCGGATAAACTTCATAGACTACCACCTGATCAAATTCTCCATATTCATTTTTTTTATTCAAAATGTTTGCCATCAATTTACAGTTATAAGAATCACATAATTCAATTAATTCAATAGATGGAGCCTCAAATACTTCTATCATATTAAATCTCTTATCCTTATTAATTCTATAAGAAAACATAGATATCATTTCCGCATTAATGCCTAATTCTTTGATCTTGTTGTACAATTCTAAAGTTTTCATAATCGTATGTTTTTAAGTAAAAATTGCTCCCGGTAACAGTGTCGCTCTGTTTGTTGTTCTCCATACCGGGAAAATATTTCACATTATTTCCGCTTTATCACTCTTAATAATCTCTATACAAATCGGTCCAATTCCTTGCGTATCTCTATCATTTGTTCAAACGGTACGGTACAATGTTTCCAATTATTGTACATTTTTGTAAAACTCACAATACAGACCGTACAGGTATATAATATCTGAATCGGTTAGTATTCTCCTTAAAACTCTAATCACTCTAATCACTTTCATTATTCGTTCAAATATGATTTGGGAAGTAACGGGAAAACATTCAAAACTTCTTTAAAACTTATTTCCCCAAATTTTTCAATAAATACGGAAAAATAACGTCCATTCCGACTACGATCAATAGTTATGCAGCTAGGTACGTCGTTTCGTTTTAACGTATCGTAGTCGTTTGCGTGCTCTCTTACAAACTTAATCAATTCGGGTGTATTTATGTACATTTTGATTATGTTTTGTGTCATGGTGCCGTTATAATACGCTCGTTTAACCTGTTTTTCGGGTAACTTGTGCCCGTCATAGCTTTTCCAAAACTTGATATTTTCCCTGATAAAATCCAATGTATTAATACTTCTACTAGCTTTAAACGTTCCTATCTTAATACTTTCATTTTCAAGGATAGGATATAATTCTTTTTGTAAGTTTTGTTTTTTCATAATACTAATTCATTTAACACTTCATCAAGTTTTGGCAATACCCACGTTTTTAGGTATAATTCCAGTCTTTTCCTAACATAGTTTGCTGTTTCTTCGTCAAACGTAGGGCAATCGCTCGGTATTATTGGTTCTTGGAAACACCCCACACGATTATCCACTATATTGTTTACCTTGGTAATTGCTTCTTGTAATTGGTTTTTGGCGTATTTCTTTTTCATTGCTGCATTATGTTTTTATAGGTTATTGTAAAGGCTTAATTGCTCTTTAATAAATTGGATATGTGTTATTTGCTCGTTAAACGGCAAAGAGTGTATTTCCTTGTAAAAATCGCTTTCGCTTATGATTTTGCAATGGTTGTCTTTGCAATATCTTTCAAAGTCTTTTTCCGTGCCGTTCCCGAAACTGAATGCTTTTTTGATCTTTTCGTTGCACCAAACGGAGTATCCACCGTCTTGTATTGCATCTTTAATTGAGTTGTACGGGCGGCCTGATAGACCGCCGCTAAAACTGTCAATAGTAAATTATATCATAATGTTTTTGTTTTTTATGGTAATATATATCTTTCATTACAGGGCTTTATTTTGCCTTCTATTGGCGTTTTTGGATGGAGTATTGCACACATTCAAGGATATATTTAGCGTGCTCCCTGGCCGCTTCCTGTTTTTCCTGTCTGGTGGGTGTTATTCCGTCGTACTTGTATAACAGTTTGGCGGCCTCTCTGATTATGCCTTTCATTGTGCTGCAATTGGCAAGGTATTCCACTTGTGGTTGTATGCCCTTGTTTATTTTTTTGATTATACAGTTTTGCAGCCTTAATGCCATATTGTATATTTCGCTTGTATTACGTATATACATTGCAAGCAAATTAGGTATGTCGTTTCTTGTTTCCATAATGTCACGTTTTTAAATTGTTATTGTTTTGTTTCTGTTTTTCTACATAGTCGGTTACCCGTATTGATAGATACAGGCAACCTAATAATATTAATGTTTCAATCATACCGTATATTTTTTGACTTAATTTTTTTGCAAATATTCGTTTAGTTCAACTTCTGAGTAATATACAAAATTAAATTCTACATGGCTATTTTCTATCAGCCATTCCAAAACAATATCGTATAACTCATTGCCTAGCCCGTTATCTTTAATATATTGTTGTGCTTCTTCTGTTATCATATTATACTCCATTTCTGTATAATAGTCCTCTAGATCATCGAAGCCTAATACATTGTCAACTTTCATAAGGTTATACAATTCTTTTGCAGGTTGCCCAAAAATAAACGCGTTTTCATCGTTCCAGGAGGTTTTCTCATGTACTATATTTTCCGGGTAATATTCTTTGAAATAAGATATTATAACCTTGTCTAACAATGATCCGCCATAATCGGAGTAAGCGAAATTAAGGTATATATCACTATGTTTGTCTTTTGCCTCCTGTACTAAACTTTCAGAAGCCACGTATGTTTGTTTATTAGAAAAATCTACTAGGTTGTTATTGTTCGTTCTCATATCTTTAATTATTTAAATTATTACTTTTGATTTTTTCAAACTCTATAGTCATTATCACTTTCAAAACACATATAACCGCCAAAAACCTTGACGACATGTGCGGGGGTAAACGGGCAAACTTTAATTGCCCGGTACCGTGTTTCAACTTGCGCAAAAAACGTTCTCATTCCTCTTCCTCCTTCTCCAATTCGTCCAACACTTCAGAAATTGCTTGGCCTAACAGATAACAGCGTATTGTAACGTCGCACGCTTCCGCACCACGTTCCAAGTAACTCATATCACACCCGAATTCCGTTAACGCTTCCCCTAACAGATCCCAATTGTGACATAGGTATTCCTCGGCCGTCCAAGTGTTAAAGGTATAAGATCCTGATGCGTTCCCTGTTACGCTATCACATGTAAACAGTGTATCATTAAGATCCTGTTCCACTTCGTTCCTGTTTTCGGATGTTACTACTATATTGTTTTCGTTGATATAATTCAAAACATCCTCTTTAACCGCTGCAAAATAATCGTATCTTTCCATAATTGTAATATTTAATTGTTAATTTTCAATTGTCCATTGTATAGCATGTTGTGCAGCCTGTAAGGTAGGATATATAATACACTCGTATTCTGGAGTTTTCCACATACAAAAACCGTACTTTTTAAAACTTTCCTTAACGGGCTTGTAACCGTTACCAACCACACCAACCACACCAACCACACCAACCACACCAATAGGATGGCAGCTACATTACAATATGCGCGTATCGTATGTTTTTACGGCTTATATATACGTTCCGTGCATAACGGACAAGTATTAAGACTTACGTATAAGATACGTACGCGCACATACATTATATTATATTAGGGATGTTAATCGCATATCGCACTAAGTTACTATCTCCATTATCAAGCAAGACCCGTACCTCTGCATCGTGGCTAACGACACCGCTGTTTATATTCCGCTTATTCCCTGTTTGCGGCTCTGTACCACGCTCTCACCGTGGCAAGCTGTTTCAATACGTCAAGTATCTCTTTGTCTTTCCGATCATGTCCTATTGACTTCCGACACTGCAAACATACAGCGTTTTCGGTTAGGTTGTATATTTCATTAACATTCATTATAAATTAAGCCCGTTTTTCCCAAAATCAATACATTTTATATACATATTTTAAATTAATATTGTATAATATTAAGCAATGGTCAAACCATACCTTATTATATATAATATGCACACGAAATATTAGCCATGTAAAGATTTATTGATATTAAAAAAGGTTAAATTTGTTTGTAAGCGTCTGAACGTGAGGGAATTACGAAATCTTCGTAGATGCCATTTGTCAAGATTTTTTACTTTTGTAAAGGTTTGTGAATTCAATCCTCGTAGAAAAGAATTTATTTTTATTTACAAACGTTGAAAAACGGGATAGATAAACGTACGTAACTACCTGTAAATCAGTGGCATACCCCCTTTTTTAGAGTTTTCTATGTGGGTGTGTCGCTCCCGATAAATTTTTTTCTGAAAAATTTTTTTTCTCCAAATTTTGCTCGGATGGCTGATTTTGCGTTTTGGAGGTGTATTTTCGGTAGTTTTCAACAAAATCGGATAAATCTTTACATAAAAAGTTACGAAAATCGTAGGTTTTTTGGTGTGTTTCGTAGGTGTGGTTGCATTTTTTATGTCTTTTTTTGCAGTATAAGTTATTGGTTTACAGTATTCTTCGTTGATTTCGTCGTTTTGATATGTATCTATACTAAATTACGTATGCAGTTTTGGTGTCTATATGTGTATGTGTTGTGTATGTATTGTGTATGTATATGTATTGTGATAGAGTATGTAAGGTGTACGTGTATGTATATGTTGTAAATATATATTACTTTTAACATTTAATACGTAAATTAATAGGGGATTTTTTCGTATAGGGTTACGATTCAATTTTTTTTGACAAGACTAAACAGCTTGTTTCCAGTCATTTAACCACTAATTTTTGCGAGTTTTTTGACAAGTGTTGAAAAACGAAGAGTTTACGAAGTCTACGAAAAAACAACGAATTTCGTAGGTTTTTTACGAATTTTCCCGAATCAATTAGTTGCATATGCAACTATCAGTGTTGAGATTTTTTATTTTATGTTAAATTAAGTCAATTTTACATTTCTTAACGTAGAAAATAATAAGTAGATAAAAAATTATAGTTAAATCATTTTAACTAAAATGAGAAAAATCATAACAAAAATAAAAAATAACAACAATCAACATTTTTTACTTTTCCTTTTCAAAGCATACTGTGGGCGTGAAAGTAAAAAATCTTGTGTAAAGAAAGATAAACTATCTTCCTTGACACGCATTTGTTAATAACGTAAACATTTGCAGTTAATTAATTTAACTATGTGTTTTCGTGTTGTTTTTTGCGCTATATTTGCAGGTGAAATCAAGTAAAATATGGAAGAAGAAATAGAGATTAAACTTAGGTTGCCCGAATCAAGGCGTGTCGTATGCCTGTCCGATGCAATGCCCGACAGGGAACGTTGGTACAAGGGAATGAGGGTTCAGACACGGCTGTTCGGGTGGGTTACGCTCGTCAGCTTCAGGGACCGTCACTGCTGTCTTAAACTTGACGAGCCTCTGGATGACGGAACAAAGGCTGTGTTCGTGTCGGAAGCGTCATTCATCAAGCGTGTGCCCGTACCTTTAACTGCAAAGTCTATGGCTGCACAGGTCGCTGGTGTCAGCGTGGAGGGTGAGGTGCTGGAGTACGAGAGGAAGATGAAGAGAAAATGGGAGAAGGAGAGGAAGCATATAGCGGAGATATGTGCAAGGTACGGGTATGTGCTTCCTTCCGAGTGGAAACGGTCGTTAAGGAGATTTGCTTCGTGGTGTGAGGGCCAGGTAAGGCAGTACGGTCATATCGTGGATGCCGACTATCTTATGCGGCATGACACGTCCGTTGTGGGCGGAAGGAGCGTGGATGATCTAAGGTTCGTGCCAGATGTGGATATGGTGGATGGGACCGGGGCGAACGGGAAGCCTTCCGCCGCTCGCGTTTCACGGTGTGCGCTCATGCCGGGAAGCATCGTCACCGCCATACGCAATGCAGGGAACGAGATGGACAAGTCGGTGTCGTTGTGGCGGAACAGCTACTTCGTGAAGATGAGGCGTTTCGGGTACACGTTCAATACCTGCTGTGACGGGGCAAGGACACGTGACGATGCGTTCACGTGGTTCAAGGACATTACCATACAGTACATGGCTGACCTTATAGAGTATTACGGGATAAGACGTGATTCCATCGTGTGCAGGAAACTGGAGCACATCGCGGACGTTTACTCTTCCCTTGATGATATGGACGCACGCCCTGATATATCAACGGACGATTATGACCTGTATCCCGTTGTAATGTTCGGGAAGGTTGTGGACCGGGAGAAATCGGTAGGATCGGTAGAGAAAGGAGGGGAAAATGACTGTCGCTGAATCTGCAAAGGCTTCTTATGAATACATCCTTGATTCCGTTATGGGCAAGCTGGCGGACAAGGGCGGTGGTCGAGGCTTCCGTAAAGCAAGGGATGAAGGAGAGTGGAAGCGTTCCATATCCGCTATGGTCGAGATGGATATAGCCGATGCATGCAGGGAGTGCAATTTCAGACGCCACAGGAGCGGTTCCATCATGGCTTTTGACGGTAAGATATTCGTTCCCATGATGAAGGAGGATCTGATGCGCCTGTGTATGGATTTGTGCCGCATAAACGGTCTTAGCGAACTGTACATGACCGATACGAGCGAGCGTTTCTACCGTACCATCGTAAAGAACGTGACGCATGAGATATTCAATCCCAAGCGTAACTTCATCACGTTTGACAATTGTGTCCTTGACACGGAAACGATGGAAACGTTCGATTTCTCGCCCATGATAGAATCGTGCATACGTATCAATATCAATTATGACCCGTTGGCGCGCAGCCCGTTGTGGGAGAAGTTTTTGGACGATGTGATTCCTGTGAAGGACACCCAGGATGCCTTGCAGGAGTTTGTGGGGTGTGCCTTTGTTGACAGGAAGAAGATCAAGATGGAGAAGATGTGTTACCTTCTCGGTTGTGGTAGTAACGGTAAGTCCGTGTTCTTTGACGCTGTTGTCAACGCGCTAGGGAAAGATAATGTTTCTTATATGGAGATGGCTGACCTGTCGGGTGACAAGTCTACTTGCGAGTACAATATAGCTATGATAAACGGCAAGCTGCTCAACTACGCTTCCGAGATGGGTGGGAAGGATGTGAGCGGTGGCAAGTATAAGAAGTTCATTTCCGGTGAGCCTACTATGGCACGCCTTCCGTTCGGTGAGCCTTTCCTTGCCGACATGATGCCGCCTTTCATGGCCAATCTTAACAAGATGCCTTCCGTTTCGGACCAGACTTATGGTCACTTCAGACGCTCCCTTGTTATCCCGTTCTATCGTGTGTTTAAGGAATCGGAACAGGACAGGTCGCTTCCGTTGAAGCTGTCAAAGGAATCGGCTGCTATCATAAACTGGATCATAGAGGGTGCAAGACGGTTTGTGAAGAATAAAGGTGAGTTTACGAGAAGTTATACGATAGAATCCGTTACGGAAAATGCAAGGCGTGATTCCAACAGTGTACTGTCTTATCTTTACGATTCAGGATATGACTCTTCTGGTGATATTGAAGAAATGGCTATCCGTGATCGTGATCTTTATGTTAAATACATTGCATATTGCAATGACTGTGGCGTAAGACCTTACAGTAAGAGAAAGATGGTTGACATGATACGCCAGGAAGGCTATTCCGTCACTTCCGCGTGGGATGAGAACAGGAACAGGCTGTTTCAGGTCGTATTAAGACGGAAGTATAATCCTGACGAATACCTTCTGCAACAGGCTGATGATATAATGAAGGAGGATTTGCCGTTCTAAATTTTGCAGTTTCAAAAAAAATACTTAGTTTTGTAGCGTCAAATCAATCATGGGAGAGGCAAACTCCTGTGACTTCAATCATTGGAGTTATTTTTTTGCCATGACATATTGTAGTAGTAAAGATTAAGATATTGCGCCTACCGAGTGGAGATACGGAAACGCCTCCGAAATAAACCCTATGGTTGATTTGACAGCTCGTAGTAGGCGCACTTTTTTATTATTATGAATGAACTTGTTTTTAAAGGTCAGAATGACCAAGTTTTAATAATTAAGCGAGAATTCCCCTGCCTTCAGGCAGGGGATGATAGCGCTTTTGTTCATACTTTCTTTTGGTTTAAAAGCCCTACCCACGGAGCGTGGGAAAGTTAAGCCTGTGGACTGTCCTCTTGTGGATGACCGACCTAGTGTCCTAAAAAGCAATGGCAGGAAGAAGCAGGAAGAAGCTCACGCCTTTAGGCGTGAGTAGCTCACTGCGATGGAGAAGGCACTGAAAGAACAGAAAAAACCATTGTCACAACTTGAAATACTTGTTCAATCCGCACAGGCTCTTCTTGAACAAAGTAGGAGAATTGATAACGTAGAGAAGCGTCTTGATGCAATTGAGCAGGAAAGGGATGAGAATGGTAAACTTTTACTGTCTGTGTCAATGTCCTCTGATGTCCTTCCTGAAATGTCTATGAGAAACAACATTCGTCAATTGGTAAACAAATATTCTTCCGCTACAAATACCAACCAGAGGGATATATGGCATAAGATTTACGATCAGCTTTATTATCTTTATGGTATTTCCGTGAAGGCTTATAAAAAAGATAAGCGGGAAACATATTTGGATGTAGCTGAAAGGAATAATTTTCTTGATAAGATATATAATATCATCTCCAATATTGTCCGAGAATACAATAACGATTAAAGATTATTTAACCGTTATTGTTTTTACCATATTACTTTAATATGTATTTTTGCTGAAAAATTTTATTGTGTATGGATAATAAAGAGATTGTTTTATTTGATAGAAGTATTCGTGTTACTTCTGATTGGTATGTATGTGTGTCTGATGCCCAGTGTGCGATAAATGAAGCCCGTAACAGGGTTGGTTTGAAAAGGTATAATTTCAGCCAGTGGTTAAAGACGCTTTACGTAAGTGACATGGTTTGTAGTATTAATGAGAGCGGCAAGGATGCTTTCAAGGTTGAATTTGACAATGGTTCGGGTAAGATAGAGCAGTATTGTCATTTTGGTGTGTTTGTTAATATGATTTTGTCGGCAAGTCCTGTTAGTGGTGTGCTTGACAATGAGGATTGGTTTAATGATTACGTTTGTGATGTATATTCCATTGACGGTCATGTTTATGAACACGCCAAGATACTTGCCGTTGGCGGTTTGTGGCGTTATACGACAAAGAATGCCAGGTTCAGTGATGATATCCGTATGATGGATGATATCATGTATTCCGTTCCCGATGGAGACAAGGATGCCGTGTATAGCCTGTTCTTTGATTTGCTAGGTACGTTTTATTACAATTGGGAGTTTGCGTTGCGTTATGCGAAGAAACTTCTTTTAGGGGATGTGGAGGAATGATTATGAGGTGTTTTGTTCGTTTTGTCATGTTTCTCATATACGTTGACATTTTATTTGTTCTTCTTGTGTTTATGGTTCCTGCTGAAATGGTGTACCGATGGACGGATGGACGTAAGCCTAGAGGATATGTTTCGTGCCTTTCTGATTTTCTAGGATACCCTGATGGTTATCGTTATACGTTGAGCGATTTCTTCAGGGATTTGAAACAGGGATGGCGTAATTTTAAGTAGCATGGGTTCTATTGATTATGAGTATATATTTGCCAATCTTGATACTGTGCTTGGGCTTCCTTTAAGGCGTAGGGGTAAGCGGTGGACGTTGCCTGCCAGGATAAATCTGGAGAGCCATAGCAGGAAAGACAAGCTGGTTTTCTATATGAACAAGTCGGGCAGTATCACCGTTACCGAGCAGGGAGGTGATTCTGTCAACCTATTTGATTTTCTCGTGTCTTATCTTCCCGGTTGCAGCAGTGCTTCTGATGCTTTTAGGATTCTGTCAAGCCCGGACGGTTGCAGGATGAGTTTGAAGGATTTCTACGAGAGGGAGTATGATTCGGGTAGACAGGAATCAAGGTTTGTTGATATGAAGTATGTTGACAGGCTTAGCGATGCCGGGCATTGGAAGGGTAATAACCTGTACGAGTACCTTTCAGGTGTTTTCGGTGTTGATTCCGTTAATGATGTGTTTTCAAGGTACAAGGTAGGATGTCTTGGAAGGGAATCCGCTGTGTTCTGGTATTCTGATAAGGATGGTAACGTGTGCCATGACAACAGGATAAGATATGGGGTGAACGGTCACAGGAAGAAGAAAACCCATGCTTTCAGGAAGTTTACTACGGGCGAAGGGTTTACCTATCGCGGCTATTTTAAGCCGTTTTTAGGGGAATATTGTAGCGATGCGATAACTTGTATGGTTGAATCGGAAAAAACCGCCATAATAGCTTCTATGGCTCTCGGTAACGGTTTTATATGGATAGCTTGTGGCGGAATGAACCAGCTTGGAAATAAATTGCCAAAAAATGTTATTTTATTCCCCGACTTTGATAATAAAGCTATATCTTTGTGGGGTGACAAAGGACGTGTGGCGAAATGGTGGGAATACCCTAGCCTGTCTTTTGGATTGAAGCATAACGATGATATCGGAGATGCTGTTATTAATAATTTGAAGAGTATTAACATTAAAGAATTTAGGAAATGGATATTGGAATAGGAATTGATTTTAATAATTAAGCGAGAATTCCCCTGCCTTCAGGCAGGGGATGATAGCGCTTTTGTTCATACTTTCTTTTGGTTTAAAAGCCCTACCCACGGAGCGTGGGAAAGTTAAGCCTGTGGACTGTCCTCTTGTGGATGACCGACCTAGTGTCCTAAAAAGCAATGGCAGGAAGAAGCAGGAAGAAGCTCACGCCTTTAGGCGTGAGTAGCTCACACAATATAATAAATACCAACGAATTTGCTGAACGTGTATATGAATTATATAAAGATAAAGGCATTGAAATTCCAACAAAAAGATGCTTAGTAAAAAAAATGAAGGATTTAGGAATATATAAGTGTATTGGTGCTAGGGGTAATAGAAAAATATTTTGTGATTTTGGTGTGTTTATTACCTTTGCTTATATGTCATGCCCTCCATTTGGAGCATCTATATGTATGATTATTGGTAAAAATTTATAAGAATAAGCATGTCTAATAGAGGTAAAATCAAGATTGACGGAAAGGTTATGGGACCTGATTACGGGAAATACTTTTATTCTCCCCGTGGTAATATGTGGGCTGTAACCTTGTGTACGTATGACTGTGATGATGGTCGTATGTTTGAAAAAATAGAATTGTATAGGACAAAGGATGAGGCTAGGGAAGCCGCATTTAGATTAAACACGGATGTTAAAAATGGATAAAGTAAAATTTGTAAAATTAAGACGGGATGCTGTTTTGCCCGAAAAAAAAACTGTTGGTGCTGCCGGATACGATTTGTATATTCCTGACAACACTTTGATAAGAAAAGGTCGTAATCTTATTAAATTGGGTATAGCTATTCAGATGCCTTCATATATGAAGGCTATTATCAAGCCGAGAAGTGGATTTTCTCTGAAAGGTATTATTGGCGTTGACGGGAAGCATCATGACGCTGATGTGTTGGATGGTGTTATTGATTGTGACTATACTGGTTGTATCGGTGTTATAGTGAAGAGTTTTGAGAAAGAGCCTTTCTATATTGCTGCCAAGGAGCGAATTGCTCAGCTTCTTTTCAGTAATTATATTGAGGTTGAATTTGTTGAGGTTGAAAGCCTTGATTCAACGGATAGGGGCGATGGAGGTTTTGGTTCCACAAATAATTTAGGCAAATGAGAAAGAAATTTTTATTATTTTTTGCTATTTCTTCAATAGTATTATTGGGGTTGTGTAGTTGTTCCAATGATAAGGATGATGAATACAAGGATGCTATTATCGGTACATGGGAACTTGTTCAGGTAAAAGTGGATGGTAGATGGTATCCTATGATAAGACCTACTTACGCTAAGTTTCATCAGGATGGTACTTATGTAGGAAGGGGCTATTTTGGGAATGGTTACGGTACTTATGATATATCTGGTAAAACCATTACATGTTATGTTGATGGATATGAGTACGTAAGATACGAGATTGTTGAACTGATGTCCAATACATGTACGTTGAAGATGATGATGGGAGGTGACAGTATGGACATTAAATGTGAAAAACGATGAAAACAAAAAAGATAAACAAGATTTACGACAAGGGTTATGATAGTGTACTGAACAAGTATTTTATCTTAGCCATGTTTGTTGAGTTTGGTGAAACTAAGTATGACCGTATCTTCTTTTCTGACAAGAAGGATGCGGATAACATAAAGGTAGGTGATTTGTTATGATTGGAGTTACGTTGAACAGTAGGGTAAAAATTATAAACCGTGATAAATACATTTCACTTCACGGTGAAGATTCTGTAAGCAAGTCAAATGTGTTCGGTAAATTTGTCACTGTTAAATACTGTTTTGAGAATGGTGAAAAGTTTCTTTGTGCGGATGATCAGGGTAAAGAGTATATTCTTTTCTCGGATTGTATTGCTTATGTTGATCATGTTAAAGAGAGAAGTATCCTTGATGAGGCAAAGGATATCCGTAGCAACAGCAGGCAGTCTGACTATGGTGATGCAGTAGTCAATTTTGAAAATATTTCCAAGATGGCTTCTTTGATTACGGGAAAGGAATTATCTCCTTATGACTGTGTTGCTGTACAGATAGCTGTAAAGCTATGCAGACAGGGATTCCATAAAAAGCGTGACAATATGGTTGATTTGGCTGGTTACGCTGATATAATGCAATTAATCGTAGATAAAGATAATGTGAAAAATGGGAAAAAAAGCTGACAACGCTTTGGTTTTTAGGAGAGTTCTAGCGGCAAGCGGACTCTCCGATACTGATGTTAACAGGAAAAGCAGGAAGCATGATATTGTGATGAACCGTGCGCTTGTGTGCTGTGTCATGCGTGACATGGGTTTAAGTATGTCTGAAATTTCTGATTTCCTATGTATTGACAGGAGTAGCATATACAATCTTTTAAAATATTCTTCTGAACTTGACGAGAGAGTAAGGGAGATAAAATTTAGGATAAAGGAGGAAAGGTAATGGGTTTGAATAAAGGATGGGGTAAACTTCCCCTTAGTAACAATCTTCTTGTTGACGATGAAAAACAGAAGAAGATTGATATAGCAAAGCATATTGATGATGCGAATGAGATGGAGTTATGGGCTGCGTCCGCTTATGTCATAGATACCAATCCTGTCTTGTTTTACAAGGCTACACACGTTGTTGACGAGGGTATGTCAGAGCGTTCTTTGCTTATGAAAGCCAAGCAATGGGTGAACTCTCCAAGGATAACACAGATTGTCAATTATGCCAAATCTTCCATGCTTGCTTCCGATTATGTGACACCATCCATGAGGCGTGTATTGGAAGGTGAGAATAAGGAAAAGACAAAGACTTTGATAAACAAGGACAACCTTGAATTTGAAGATGCGATAAGTCTTATAGAAAGTTTCCTAAAGCGTTCTGATATAGATACTGCTGATTTTAAGGATGTGAAAGGTGCACTTGATATGCTTGCAAAGTTCAAAGGTTGGCTTTCTGATGATGATGCTGGTGAGGATTTCTATGACAAGACTACCATAGCGTTTTTCCCATACGATTGCGACAAGTGTGTCCGTGCCAAGGCAGGGTTATGCAACAAGTGTGTATATCATCGTGAATCAACAGGTGATCTTAGTGATGATGAACGTAAATGGATAAAGGAAAACGATACATGGAAAGGATAGTCTATGTCAGTAAGGAAAACCACTAATTTGACGGTAAGGAATAAGGAAAGGGAAAGGCGTGTAAAGGAAATAGAGGAAGAGGGAGTATTTGATTATTTCCATAAATTTACTCCTGTTCAGTTGTACAAGTACCTTTCACCTCTATGTAGTATTGATGCGTTACGGGTATTACGTTTGTGCGTATTATCCGCACAGAGGGGAGATAATATGATAACGTTGAAGTTTATAAGGAGGCAACTGAAATACAAACCTAGGCGTTCTGTTTTTGATTCATTGATAAATGCCGGATTGATAGTAGAACCAGTTCCTAATGTTTTTTCCTGTACGGTGAAGGTGAATGAGTATTCTCATATATTGAGCATGATGCGTATTGATGATAATGCTCCCGATGTCGTAGATGTGGATGATTTAAATTGTTACAAAGTTGTAGCAGAGGATAATATTAGTTACCGTGTCGTTAGCAAACGGGGAAGTGTTATAAAGAGTTTCACTGACAAGAGTGAAGCAAGCAATTATCTTGACGAACTGTATTTCCCTAAAGGTGAAGATGGTGACGTGGAAGCATTGTCGAAAGAGGAAGAGGAAGAATTAACCATTTAGTTAACTATTTTTAGTATTGTTTTCTGTGTTAGTTTATTTTTTAATATTACTTTTGTCGCATGAGATATTGCTATGATAAAGAACGGTATGATTATCTTGTCAACGAGATTTTAAAATGTGGCAAGATACTTAAAGAGAACACCACTAACGGTAAGGAAGTTAGTTGGAAGGTTTTCTGGATAAGAGTGGACGCTCACAAAAGAAGGCTGTCCGCAATGAGAGAATTGGACAAAATGAAGGAGGAAAAATATAAAAAATAAAAAAAATGGATTTAGTATTAAATTGTAAAGTAAAGAAAGTAGGTCAGTTACAGACTGGTACAAGTAAGGCAGGTAATCCTTGGCAAAAGAGAAATCTTCTCGTTGAAGAAATTGGTTCTACATATACCAAAGAGGTGTATTTTTATGTAATGGGCAACCTGTGTGATCTTCAATTGAAAGAGGGTGATACTATTACTGCCCATCTTGAAATCAGAGCTAGAGAGTACCAGGGTAAATATTACAATGAAGTTGGGTGTTTTAAGATAGATATGCCGCAACCAGTACAAGCACCTGCTCCTGCACCAGCACCTGTCCAGCCTGAAAGACGGGATGATTTGCCCTTTTAGTATTGCAATGCTATCCGAAATGTGTGATTTTTGCTTGTATTGATCAAATTCTTGTTTTTGTTTGCGGATGGAGGTTTATCTTTTTTGCCATATTTCGGGTTTCCTCCATCCGATTTTATTTATAGTTGATGGCATTAATGAACAAATGAACACCATTATAAAGTATTCGGTAATTCATTTATGATAGCCGATAGTGGGCGTTGGTGTCGCCCCGAACGAATTAACGTTCTAAAATGTGTGTGAAAATGTACATTAATACCATATGATTTGCCATGAAAAAAAAAGAAATTATTAAAAAGTTGAGAGAGTATCAATCTTGGCGGAAAGGTGCTGATATTCCCATGATGCCACCATCCGAAGTCACAAGGATTATTGATTCCGCAATAACGGTGATAGAAAAGTCTGATACAAGCAAGGCGAATGCCGTGCTGTTCAAAAAAGAAGTGATAGACAAACTTCACATCACTGTCGGTGCTATGATTTTGGACGGATATGACGAGTTAGATTCCTGTGTAAAATATGTTAATGATTTAATACGTGAGTTAGATGAAAATTAGTTTATTTATTACTGGAAATTTGGTGTGCGACCGAAGCGAAGCGAGGGAGCACAGGGGCAGTCTAGCTGCACAGGGGCAGTCTAGCTGCACAGGGGCAGTCTAGCTGCACAGGGGCAGTCTAGCTGCACAGGGGCAGTCGAAGTTATAACGCTATGTGGTGAGGAACTCCCTAGCGATTATGACATTTCTGATGCTGTTATAATTGATGGCGATATTCATTGTCGTAGTATCAGTTGTAATGGCATTGTTGTTTGTAAAGGTTCTTATACCGTTATAGAGGAAGGGGGTGATTATGGGTCACTCTAACGGTAAAATCACCGCACCTGTCGGATTGGATAGTGATGTATATCCTACTCTAGGCATTGGTCCTACTAGTAACGGTTATGATTTAGGGTATGCTTGTCTTAGCGAAAAAATTAATATGTGGAGTTATATAAAACCCAAAGAAGCGTCTAGCCCTTCATTTGATAACGCTAGTTTACCTGGTATAGTTTACGATTCTGTAAATAAAAGATTGGTATATGATAAACCTAAGACTTGGTTTAGACTTACTGATTTCAATGGATACGATCATGGGGCTAAACCTCTTACAATAGATAAAGATATTCTAACTAATCCAGTAGACGCTACAAAGGCAACGTTTGTGCTTACAATTTCACCATATTGGGCTGATTCTAGGTATAATTGGGGTAAAATACTTGGGGGATTTACTTGGTCTAATATGAAGATAAAGGTGGAAGTATATAATCAATTAAAGAAGTTGGTGGATTCTGGAGTTTTCGTTGTAAGTAGTATTGATAGTACAGGAAAAATTTCAATTACCCTTAATCGCAATAATCTCATATCTATGGGGGATACATATATTTATATTAAGGGTTATTTTTGTGATTACAGTGGAAATGTATTATGCTTAATCCCTACTACATCTGACGGATTTATTCGTAAGCCTATAGTGGTTACACAAAGTCTTTCTATTACACTTGGAAATACAACAGCCAACGCTTCTGGATTCTCTGTTTACGGACAGTTGACAAATGGTTCTACTTCTTCTAAATGCAGATTGAACATTACAAATAACACTTCTAGTGATTACGTTGCTTCATCAGGCAGACCATACGCTAGATATAGATGGAGAGCGAAAGATGGATCTTATATAGGTCAATGGTCAGGTAATATATTGATGCCTTCGTGCACAAATATTCCTAAATCATTTACTCGTAATGATGTGGTTGATGCTGGAAATCCACCGTCTTATGGTAATGTTACTCAATGGTATGTTGATTATCAAGTTATTATGCATTAAACACTGGATATAATATACACAAGCAATGGGCATGGAACGGCAGCTTAGGTCTGTCTGTGTGTATTCTATATTGTTCGTCAATGCAGAACTGGCATGGGTTTTTAGACGTAACGGCTGTCCTCCATCCTTTAAAGTTTGGCATATTTTTCCATGAATTGTAATTTGCTTCATTGAAAATACCTAGAATCATCTGCTGTTCTATAACATACAACTGGCTTATACCGTTTGTGGCATATCCTCTACCGTAGTGTTTCTGTTTGCTTGGTGGAATAAATGATACGTTATATGGTGATGATATGTTGTTCCATATCTTCTTTTGAACCTCATCCGTTATCTTCTCTATATTGTTCGTTTTTATTGACAGTAATGTATTGGCGAGATATACTTCAACAACAGCGCGGAATCTGTTTGTATTTGTGTTTATTCTCTGCTTTGTCGTTTCTCCACCGTATGTCCTTTCCATGTATTCCTTAATGCCGTTGTCCGTCATTGAAATATACTCCCATCCAAGATCATCGTTTAGTTCGAGTGACAGCTTATTACTTTCCAATACATATTGGTATATGTCGTTATATATATCCTCACGGAACTTTTTGGTCAGTTCTAGCACTTTTTCTTTTTGGCTATCCGGGAGTTTTGATATTGACTTGAACGATTTAGCTCCTGCCAAAAGGAATATGGCTAGAAGGTCTTTAGAGAACTTCTCCGCACGCTCTTTGGTTGACGATTTTATACCGTTTGCAAGTCTTTTTACTTGGAAGTAATAGTCTGCAATCTTAGATGTTTCTTCTTTGTTGATCATTGGCTTCTACTCTTTCTGTTATACCGTTTGCTACCATGTTTATCATCAAACTCTTGAAATCGCTTTGACTGTACACCTTTTGTCCAATTGATGCTAGAGTTTGAAATATGACAATTTGATTTTCGTACAAAACCTTTTGGTTCTGTATGATAGCGTCAAGTTTCGATAATATTTCTCTTTCGTTGTCCATAGTGCAAAGGTATGTATTAGACTTCAATTTACCATACAAATTAATATAAATCAGAAACCTAGTATTGGATTTTTCCCTCCATTGTTTCTTCTTATAGCTTCTCCTGCTTCTTTTATCTCCTTTTTCTTCTTGATTATACATTCTTTTTCTTCAAGCGTAAAATTCATAGATATACATTTACGCATATAATTACGGAATTCTTTTATTTCATTTGGTGTCATTGTGCAAATCATATATTGTGCGTTTATGTATGATGTAACAAAAAAGGCAACAGTAAAGATTCACATCTGCCTGCTGCCAAGTAAAAACATCGTAATGGTTCATCTATTGTTATACAAAGAAACAAAAAATATGGTATTTTTGCAATAATAAAATGTATAAATATTGTTAATTGTTTTGCAATACCTACTTTTTTTGTACATTTGCAATGTATCAATAAATAAAATATCATGGAACTATTAGTAGAAAGAAAATGGTGTAAGCCTGATTATACTATAGGGCGTTTGTATATTGATGGTGAGTTTTTCAGTAATACGCTTGAAGATCGTGTTGTTGACGTGAATAAGAACGGAGTGTTTGATGGAAACGAGAAGAAAGTTTATGCTGAATCTGCTATTCCTTATGGAAGATACCAGGTTATATACAACTGGTCCCCAAAATTTGGGCGTAATATGCCAAGGTTGTTGAATGTGCCTCATTTTGATGGTATTCTTTTTCACGCTGGGAATACAGCAAAGGATTCTGCCGGATGTATCCTTGTAGGCAACAATACATCAAAAGGAAGGCTTACCGAATCACGCTATACTTCTGACAAGTTGAACAAATTGATTGACAATTCGATAAAGCGTGGCGAACAGGTTTGGGTTACGATAAAGTGATCAATTATACGTTAAAGGAAATATAGGAGCGATATTTTTGTCGCTCCTTGTTTTTTTAGTAATAATAGATTATGTACAGTGCTATACTATTCTCGCCAATTTTCCATCGGACGGTTTTCCGCCAAACAGGTGATTGATGTATGCAAGACCTTTTTGTGTGCATAGAACAACCATCACGACAAAACCTGGGTGATTCTCTCTTGGAATAGGTTTTTCTTTCATCTCGAAATACCCAGCATCAATATATTTCTGTTTTGGTTCGTTCCTGTTAGCAAAGAATACTCCTGCTTCACGAAGTTTCTTGAACAAGGTATTTCGTCCGAATGGTAAGCCGAGTATCTTGGCAGCCTGTCCTATATCACATTTGCCTTCCATCGCAAAGGCTTTGTCGGCAAAATCGGCTTTCGGCTGGAGCTTCTCTATCTGTTTTTGCTGCTTTTCATTCTCCAAAGCCAAGCGTTCTTTCTCTTCTTCGGCTTGAATCACCATTAAGGCAAGTTCTTTTCGGGAAAGCTCGTGCTTTGCTACTTTATGGAATACTTGACGATAAACCTCGAATACTGAGCGAACTTTACGAGCAATGAAAAACTCCATGCAGGAAACGGTAAGATGATATTCTATTACCTTGTAACCGCCTGTTTCAGTTTTGCCATTTTTGGCAAAGGTGTTATAATCAACACCTTCAATAAAGTTTTCTTTCAATGCTCTTACCGCTTTTCCTTTTTCGGAATAAATCAGCATCCACACTTCATCAAGATTGACAGGGAACTCATTGTCTGATTTCGACAATTCAAGAACAGCGTTAAAGTAACGCTTGATTTCGCTTTCGCTACTATCCTTTGACAAAACCAATTCTGTCATAACTATTAATTTTAGACAATAAAAAACTGCACTACGTGTTGTCTAAGTCTTAATAATTAAGCGAGAATTCCCCTGCCTTCAGGCAGGGGATGATAGCGCTTTTGTTCATACTTTCTTTTGGTTTAAAAGCCCTACCCACGGAGCGTGGGAAAGTTAAGCCTGTGGACTGTCCTCTTGTGGATGACCGACCTAGTGTCCTAAAAAGCAATGGCAGGAAGAAGCAGGAAGAAGCTCATGCCTTTAGGCGTGAGTAGCTCACGATACAATCAATATGTATAGGCACAAAAAATGCCGCTAATTTTGCGGCTTCGTACCGCTATTAAGTTTAGACATCGCAAAGTAACGCATAATTTTTGGAACTGCAAAACTTTGCGGTGTATTTTTTAGCATATCAGCTAGGACTAGTAAGCGGTCTGTTCTCGATTTCTACTATCGATGTAGGTAATAACGCCAAAATTGGCGGCATTAAAACTCGCTGAGCATGAAAGACTTTCAATGTCTCTGACTACTTTACTATGTTCTTTCCCGAACACTTCCGCAACAAGTAACGAAGTAGTCACATCGTTGCCGTTGCTGTTTTGAAATACTAATTCTGCCATAATCTGTGAACATTTAAGATTATAAGAAATTATATGTGGCAACTTTATCAAAAAGAAAGCGGTTGCACTTTACGCTGTTCACAGATGGCGCATTCGCTACGAGAGCAAATACTATAATCTTACGTAAAGGCAACCGCCAATATCCAATAAGGGCATAAAAAAAGCCCATGTATGATATGAGCAACTTAACCGCTTGCTTAACGTAACGAATGCAATCGTCATCTGTGAACGGTATAAAGTTACGCAAACTTTCCATACTACCAAACGAAAACAATATTTTTTTGAAGGCTGCGTCGGCAAAATCCGCTTTGGGCTGAATTTTGGCAATCTTGGCATCTTTTTGTTCGATTTGCTTTTTCTGTTGCTCCGATTCAATGCGCAACCGTTCTTTCTCCTTTTCAGAAGCTACCAAAGCTTCCAAGGCTTCAAGATAGGTTTGCGGAGTTTGGATAGCCTTTTTCTCATTTTCGAGATATTCAAGACGGTCTATGATTTTTTCACGTAGAACTGCATCGTAGCCCGAAGCGAGAATAAGACAACCTTTCGGAGTTAGATTAAATAGAGGTCTTTCTTGACCGTTAGCGTCTGTGTATGAGCCCAATCCAAAATTGGATTCGGCTACACCTTGCGATAATAGATTGCGAATATCACGCATAACATGGGCATGTTGTTTACCCGTGACCTCTGCTATTTCAAGGGAGGTCATACCTTTTTGATTTGGAATTAAACTTTCCATACTTACTATTGTTTGGCATTATAATTATAGACAGAAAAACGGCTGCCATTTCCCGTGTCGCCAAACAATAGTAAGATTTTCTCCGAAGAGGAAATATTACGCAGGAAAGACAGCCGTGTATTTTCATACAAGCGATTGGGCATAAAAAAAAGCCCAGCTAATATAGTGAGCTATAACCGTGCTCTACGGAGAAAGAATACTTTACTATTGTTTGGCACCACAAAGTTACAACAATTCCTTAAGCTACCAAACGAAAACAATATTTTTTTGAAAGCTGCGTCTGCAAAGTCTGCTTTCGGCTGTAGTTTTTCTATTTGTTTCTGCTGCCTTTTTATTTTCCAAAGCCAATCGTTCTTTTTCTTCTTCGGCTTGTACTACCATTAGTGCAAGCTCCTTCCGGGAAAGTTCATGTTTGTTTTCCTCACATGCGATAAAATATTTTCTAGCTTGCCTTCCACGTTCGTTGTTCTCAATCATGGATAGCTCTTTTGCCATACTGATTGATAGAGCATATTCGATTCGTTTAGTAGCTCCTATTTCTCGCTCCACAATTTCGGTGAATGATTGAAAATCAACACCTTCAATAAAATCATAAGATTTAATACGATCTTTAATCCATGTTGAAAAATCCCTTTTACTTTCAAGAAAAGAATGCAAATCACGTGCATTAACGGCTTTCTTACCGTTATTATCACTAATAGGAATAAGTTCATTCGTTGTGACGTTCATATTTTAACGAATTGTGATAAAAAGAAACCCTCCGTAGGTGTGAACGTCACAACATACGCAGGGCATAGAAGTCGCAGATTGTTTCCTTTCTGCCACCTTAGAGGGGTTCTTAATATCTTGTACAAAATCTGTTCGATTTATTTTGCCAAATATTATGTTATGACGTTCACCACAAAGTAAATAATAATTTTTGATATATAAAAACTTTGTGGTGTTTTTTTACATCAATCCAAGAACCATACCGACTGCTCCCCAGAATACATCTCTCCATTCGGGCACTCCTTGTCTAAGCCACTTATCGTAGATTATTTCTTTTCCTACAAGAATGAACAAGGTTAGTGCTATTGCTGTCCATACGGAGAAAAACCATTGCGCCACGCTCACTACAAGTATTCCTGCAATGAGGTGTTCCATTCCGTCAACTCTCAAATTGTTAAGGCATATATAGTCCAATGCCCTTCTTATTTTTCTTAGTAAGTTTGTAAATTTTCCCATAGTTTAGCTGTTATCGTCGTTATCGTTGTTTTCATTGTTTTCATTATTTTCCTCTATCACCCTAGCTTCCATATCGTTTAATCTTCTGTCTTGTTCGTCCATTCTATCATCTTCGTTATTTGCAGAGAAGTCACTTTCTTCTCTTGCTGTCTGTAATGATATTATTCGGGAGTTCACAAGCTGAACGAGTGTATTGTTCCATTCAGAGAAGTCTATGTATGAGTATGGCTCTATGGTAGCGTTTATTCTTAGAGCGTTATAACCTGTTGCGTCACCTTCCATTACTCCTACATAGTATTTGAATATATTGGCCATGTCATTTATGGCTGTATTCATCATTTGTGCATCACTTCTCGCCCATTCCATTTCCGGCTCGTAATACATTGCCGTTGTTCCAGTAGGTCTGTCACCTGATGATGATTGCATTGGCGGAACAACACCGCTTCCGTCAAGTATCCCGTTGTATATGTTATCTATTTCGGTGAACAGTGAGTTTGAAGCGTCCATCTTACCCATGAACTGTGCATCATCTTCTGCTCCTACACGTAAAATGGAAGTTCCTCCCAATCCGTTTCTTTGAATGTTTATTCTTCCGTTAGTCTTGATAAGTAGCATTTGGAATGCCTGTCGTGTGTTGTATTCTCCTATCATTGACATTAAGAACTCGAAATCGTCTATCAAGTCCTGTACTGCCCCCCAAAATGGAAGTTCAAGCCGTAGATATACTACAGGTATAAATCCCAGGTTATGGAATTGATGCAGTTGTATGATATTTCCGTTTTCGTCAATATCCGTTGCTATATCTCCGTTGGAATCAAGTGTGTAAAACTCATCTTTAGTCCATACATCGACAAGTGTGTCTGTATGCTCTTCTCCATCAGCCGAGATATATGTGGTTGTATATTCCCTTGCGAAAGCTATTCTTTCCCCTCTTCTGTTTTTATGTTCATACAGTATATCTCCTTTTGAGTAGCTGAAAGACCTGTATTTTATCTCGTCCTTATCCTTATATATATATATGGCGGCATCTCCTACTTTCCCGGCTTCGCTAATAAGTTCAAACTTGGCTGTTTCCATAAGAGAATCAGTCCAGTATTCCTTGTATGTCGTCAGCTTATCCCTGTTCTGCTGGTTTGATGCGCTTTTCTTTATCTGAAATTTAAGAGGATTGGTACACAGGTGTGATACCCTTTTCTTATGTATCATCCTTTGAAGAGGAAATGCTCGTCTTTGCAGTACGTAGGGAGTTGATGCCAATTTCTTTTTTCTTTTCTGAGCACCTACATTCGCACTTTCATCATCCGATGATGTGGCATCCTCGTCTGACGGGATACTGTCTTTCCAGTCGGGTCTGTTGTGTATATAATGTCCTGATGTATCCCATTGTGCTAGAAAATCATCTTGTGACATATATTTGTATATCAAAGTGGAGCGTCTTGGTTTTTTCTTTGTTCCTCCACCTCTTCCATCGTCACATCTTGACGGAAGTGCCACTTTGAACGGTTCTTTTCGTAATAAAACGTCTAATTTTAAAATTTCCATAGGTAATTATAAATATTTTAATTCATCCATTATATCGTTAGGTATGTCAATCATTACATCACATATATCAAAATATGTCCTGTATAAAAATGTTCCTTCTATCAAGTCGGGAGAGCATCCTACAATCTTTTTTGCTTCCTGTTTTTTCAGCAGTCTTAGTTTCCCGTTTTCCCTTTCCACGTCACGTCTTATTGCTCTTCTCTGGTCCATCAGTGCTTCCCGTATTGTTTTGTTCACATACGGTTTGTCAAGAAGTTCCGGGTTTATACTGAATCCGCAATATCCTAGGTTTGTTCCTTTTATACGTGTTACCATTTCATCGGCAAGCTGTGCCCTTAGATCGAAATAGAATCTTACAGGTTGATCATCCTTGCTTTTGTCTAGTCTTTTTGGAACGCCTCTAAGTATTGCAAGGCTTTCGGGAAATGCGTCACGGAATGTAGGTGCTCCAAGACCGTCAAATGCCAGTCTGTTTTCACCGATTCCCCATTTCCGTAGATTGTTTCTTACCCATCGGTTCAAATCCCTAGGCTTTAATGTGTTTGACCATTCTAGGTCTTGTAAGTGATGTCCTATGAAGTGCCCCATTACACAAACGTCACCAAGACCGTATGCTATATCCAGTGTAGCACATTCAAAGTAATCGTCAAACACGGGCTGCGATGAGAACATTTCCTCCATTTCGTCACGGGTTATCCACTCGTTTCCCCCTTTTATCAGCTTCCATGAACCTAATGCGTTTATGGATACTTCCTGTGCTGTTCCTCCAAGGTTTTTCTGATAGTCGGGATTGGAAGCCATAAGTATCTTGTTATCTTCCAGCCCGGAAGCTATAAAGGTTATACTCTTGATGTATCTTTTACAGTTTGTTTCGTCAATTTTGGTATTTTTACCGAATCTTGCGATGATATAATCTTTTGCCTGAGCAAATACTTCTTGTGGGCTGTCACCCCATGCTGTTTCATGTATAGTATCTCCATATTGAAAGAAATATCTTACTTTCCCCGATCTTTCTGGAATTGCTATTCCATCATCGTCTACCCACCATGATACCATTGCTCTCCAGAAATCGCTGTACGGGTTTGGATTGCACGCGCCTATAAGACTTGTTCTTAGTCCTGATGATGAACGTAATACTGTTTGAAGGTAGTTTATGATAGGTTCCGTTGCCTGTGAGCACTCGTCTATCGCCACCTTCACAACGTTACCACCTTGTTGTCTGTCCTTAAATTCGCTTACGCCTTTTTCTCCCGACAAGCAGGCATCACCGAAATAATCGTACCGTATTTCACCTCCTGCGTCAAGTCTTGAAAGGCGTTTTGAATCAATATACTCACCATAAGGTTCAACCATCTTTGAAACCACTTTAAGAATACCGTCCGCTTTTTCTGCGGATGTCTTGTCCTTACGGAAAACAAGTGCGGAAAATGACGGATGGTTGCATGAACTCAGTATATCCATTCCAAGGCATACGGATTTTCCTCCCCCACGATTCCCGTGCAGTATCTTTATCCCTGCCCTGTTCCTTAGAAATGCTTCCTGCGAACCTTTCTGTGGGGCAAGCATATTTACCTTGTATCCCTTGCTTCTTCTGTCCTCTATATATCTTTGGACGAAATCAAGGCTTTTATATGGTATGATTCCCCTTTTGCCATATCGTTTCAGCGATTTGACAACATCCTTAGTCTTTAATCCTCGGTATTTTAAGTCAATTTCTTCCATCTTTCTGTATGTATTTTGCAAATATAATGTTTTTTTAAATATTTTTTTGCTTATACACATTTTTTAACTACATTTGCATCGGTAAGAGGTACTTACTGTGCGCAAAGGTCTTGTGCATGAATCACATAAAAAATAAATAGTATATGAATGAAAATGTAAAAGTCATTTTTGAAGGTATCAAGAATGCGTTGGGAGAAAGTAGCTCCGTTATTACAGATCGTACAATCGAACAGACAATTAATGAGTTCTCAGCGTTCGCACCGCAGGAAAATGCGGAAAAGTTCTGGAATGAAAGTGTTGTGAATCATTTAAAGAACACTGTGGCAGGTCAGGTAAGAGCGTTTGCGTCTGATAAGCGCAAAGAGTGGGATACAATCAAGGAACAGGAGATATCCAACTTGAAAAAGGAATGGGAAAAATCACATCCTGCACCACAGCCGACACCAGCACCGCAACCACAACCTACACCGACACCAGCACCCGAACCGAAACCGTTTGAGTTGCCCGATGATGTCAAGGCTAAACTTGAAGAGTTTGAAAAGTTCAAGAAAGAGTTTGAAGCTAAAGAGCAGGAGGAAAAGCAGAAGCAGATTGTAACTGAAAAGCGCAAGAAGCTGTCTGATTTGATTAAACGCCCGGAAGCAGGTATGCCTAATGAGTTGTTGCGCAATATCATTTTTGAGAACATTCAGATTTCGCCCGAAGAGGAAGATACAAGCATTCTTCTGAAAATACAGGGAAAGTACAATGAAACATGTACGAAATACACAAAGGATGGCATTAATCCTTTCATCTCTGACAAGGGTGGTTCTAGCGATGTAAAGTCATTCATAGATAGAAAGAGAGAAGAAGATAAGGCTAACAAGGAAAACAACATTGTCAGCCGATATTACAGTAAAATTAACAAATAGTTTTTTTAATTATGAAAGCAGGAGTTCTTGCAACAAGTTATAGTAAGATTGGTGGCGCAAGACATATCTTTTCTAATGATACGTCTTTGCACGTACTGTTGGTAGGATGTAACGTTCCAGTAGAACGTATGCCTACAGTTGGGAACAAACTTCCGGCTGGCACTATGATTAAATGCGATTCCTCAAAACAGGATGGCGGTGACATTCACTATTCATTCAGAATGTACGAGAAATCGGATTCTGGTGCTACGGTAAAAGTTGAAAAAATCATGGGTAATACAGTTGCCAAGGTTGGCATGGTTGTCGGTAAAGCACCTACTACTGCCGCAGGTACTACAACTGGTTATACCATTAACGCTATTGATTCGTCTCATGACGAATATGACATCCTGACCTTGTCCGAGGATGCAGGTAAATTGGAATTGACCGATATTTTGGTTGAAGTTACACAGGTTGGTGCTAGCGCAAAATTCAAGGTTATTCCTAATGCTATCCTGCCTTATGATGTTGACACCATTCCCGGTGCCACTCTCTATCCTTTCAACGGTGCATGGATGGTGACAAGTGAGATTTTGGAAAAACGTATTCCGCCAGTAGCTCCGGCAATTAAAAAGGCGATGAAGGATGATGAATCATATCCTTGCGTTTTCCGTTACACATTGTATAATTAATTAAAATTTTTTGTTTTATGCAAAGATCGACATTTAGTTTCTATGATTGGCATTTTTCTGGGGAGATGCAGGAACTTATGGATTATGCCAATCAGAAATTTGATAACGAAAACTGGAGAAGCTACGGAGATTGGGATGTTCCTCAGATGAGTAAATCATGGGACGTGATGGTTGACGGATACACACAGGCTACCCGTCCTGTGATGCTTGCTCCTTTGGCTGAAAAGCCTATTATGGACACTACGGGATTTGAATGGTATTCGGGCCGTATTCCGAAGATGGGTCACGCCATTCAGTTTATGGAAACCGATATTCAGGAGTTTTATGAACTTGACATTCCGCAAGGTGCATTGCTTGACAAGATCCGTGAGAAGTGGTTCACAAAGATGGAAGCGTGTATTCAAGGTTTCCATACCGAGTTGAACTGCATGACTTATCAGGCTCTTTCTACAGGTATGCTTAACTATACAGCTAGTGGTACCAACTCAATCCCTGTTCATATTGACTATCGTGTTCCTGCAAAACACAAGTTGAAAGCGTTGAAGCAGAAATGGTTTAACGATACTTCCTGGACACCGAACGAAAATGCAGATCCTATTAAAGACCTTCAAAGAATGTGTAAGATTGCCGATAATGACGGTGTACCATACGACCACTTTGAAATGTTCAAGGATTTGTATGACAACTTCCTGATGCACCCGAAAGTGACAGCAGCAGTACAAGCTCGTCTTGTTCCTGCCGCAGCATCTACTACAATCTATCCTATGAACAATCAGGAGATTGTTGATGTGCTGATGAAGGTATTCTCTATTCCTGTAATTATTCCTGTTGATGAAAAATCAAAATGGAACAAACTCGGTGTGATTGAGGAAGCAAAACCGTCTTTTGAGAAAAACACTGTTGTTCTTGTTCAGAGCGGTCAGTTCTTCCGTATCAAGAACTCACCGTCAATGTATTTGCAGGATACCAACCCGGCTGTACAGATTTCCTCTTTGGAAGGCGGACGTATCGCGTTCTTGCATCAGTATTCTTCCGAGCCATATGCTGAGAAGAGTTCAGGCGAGTTGTGGGCATGTCCTGTGATGAAGAATCCTAACAACCTTATTATTATGAAGGTTGACGAACAGTCAAATACAGGATTGTAAAAAGTTGAACCATGAAAGTCATTATTGATATAAATGGAGAAGGCACGGCAAAAGGCGCAGGAGAGTATTTCATTGGGGATACTCTCACGCTCCAAGCTGTTCCAGAAGAAAGTGTTGAATTTGGATACTGGCTTATAGCTGATAATGAAACATTGAAGCCCGAAGACAGGCTGAAAGTTTCGGATAATCCGTTTACTATTCAAGTTACCCCTCAGATAACAGCAAAGGGTAACATGAAGGTAGAAGCATATTTCTATATGTCTATGCGTGAATATCTGAAAGCACAGATTGACTATGAGTTGAAAAACACATCATATATCAGTGTTGCCCAGAAATGGGGATTCCGTTTGTCTGATGACAGCCGTGAAACGTCTGAGATGAAGAAGGATTTGGCTTATGCTGACTTGTTGCTCATTGTTTGCACTGCCCCTTCAACGATACAGGGAAAGACGAAGAAAGCCGGGAACTGGTCAATTACCGACACAAGCAAGACTATTTCTATCAATGACAAGAAAAGATTGGAGCAACGCGCAAAGGATTTATACGCCAAATGGGGTTTGAATTTGGATGTTGGAACTGATGTTGAAATAACTAGATTAAGATGGTAGTATGGGAAAGAGTATTTTAGGTGAGGATATGTTTCCTGATATGGTGAGAATTTATCAGAACAAGAACAGTTCGGATAAATATCAGACCACCCCGTATTGGGAGATGATATACGAAGGAAGGGCAAACATACAGGAAAAGGATACAGGTTCGGAAACGAATGATGTTGACAAATCCGAATATGCCGCCTACCTAGAAGATAACGATGTAACCATACCTTCCGGGTGTCTGTTGGATTGGCAGAATTTCAACCATCCGTTTTCGGACAACAGCAATAGTTGGCGTGAGATAAAGAAACCTCCATTTAACAATATGGAATTTGGTACGGTAATATACTTTAACCAAATAGAAAACTAGAATACTATGACAATCAATTGGACGGAAATAATACTTGCTTTGTTGGGTACAAATGGCATAACCCTTCTAACTTCAATGTTAATGTTTAAGCAGAAGAAGGAAAAGATGGAAACTGAAATTGATTCTTCTACCTTGAACAATCTTGAAAAGGGGTTTGCTATTCAGGGTGCTCAGTTGAAGAAGGCGCAAGAGGAAATTTTGAGTTATCAGCAATCTCTCCACGATGCTTATCAGAAGATACAGGAGCTTTACAATGAACTGAATGATATTAAAACAGAACTGAAATGCGCTAAAGATGATCGAGATTTGTTAAAAAAGCAGATTGAGAAACTGAGTAAACCAGTAACAAGAAAGACAAGTACAAAAAATGCAGGCAAATAACAACGATAAAGTATTGAAAGAGTTTGGTAGTAATGTCCAGCTTGCCTTGGATGCTTCTATCATGCAGTTCATGGAGGATATTGCTACGAATATCATGGATGATATAAAAGACATGGAGGGCTTTACCAACCAAACTTTCAATCTTGAAGATAGTTATGGATGTGGTATTTACAAAGATGGGGTCCTAAAGAAGATTGTGTGGGCAAATGCAACGAAAGTTGCAAATGAGCCTAGGAAACGTAACAATGTAGAATATTGGGGGCGTGAACTTGCCGAAGATTTCTTCAATAGTTATAAATCCGATGGTTCTGAAAAATATGAACTGGTTGTCGCTGCTGTCATGTATTATGCCAAGTATGTGGAGAACTATCACCTGTTGAACGTTCTTTCAGATTCTTGGATTAAGACAAAGACAGATTTAAAAGGGGGTAAATATACTGTGGTTTTTAAGAAAATTGCAGCTAATATGTTAAACAAATATTTTAAGTGAAGTTATGGGCTACTTTAATCCTTCAACAATAAATACCACCTTGTACAATATTGTATTGGACAAGAAGATTGCTGACGATGTATATAAGGTGCAGCGTCCTGCAAGTGTTGATGATAAGGTAACTAGTTTTATTGTCGTAAACAACAATACAAGAATTGTCAGCAATACCGAGAGCGGCCCCTACGGTCACTTCGGGAAAGGCGAAACGATGGCTACGGTTACTCTGTTTGTAAGGGCATTGCCCGGGAACGTATATCCGTCTGTCATGGATGCGTTGAGTGAAAAGATGGTAGAACTGTTCCCGCAAAAGACTGTGCAGCTTCATTTCGAGATATTTAATGTTTTACCACCAATGTTTGACGGGGTTGGGTTTTATTATATGTCCGTCCTGTTGAATGTTGATATTTCAAAGGATTAGCTGCATGAGAAACGTGAGAAAAAACAGTGGAGGCGCATCGGTAGATACGTTTTCAACAATTAACAATAACTTTTTAAATACAGAAAATAGAATGGCACGAGTAAATTTAGACACTAGCCCTGCTTACTTGAACGGGCAGTCGGCTGCTTTGACATTTGATGCGATTGAAATCACCGATAGTACTCAATATTCAAGTTTTAAGAATCCGAAGATTCTTCCCAATATTGAGTCTGGTACTACGGAATCTTCTGGTACTGACGCTGATACTTCTGAAACAAAGAACGAACAGGGTGCTACTGTGTTCCAGAACATTACACCTGGTACTATGGCATTCACGTTTACAGGTATGTCTACCTCTAAGGCTGCATTTGCATTCTTTACTACTGGTAATACAACTCCTGAATTGAGTTTGGATTCTCTTACTGACACACAAGACGCTTTCGGAAAAGGTGCTAGTCAAAAATTGAAAGCATTTGGGGCAAGTGCGTTTAAACAGTTTGTACGTCCTATCGGTATTATCAATGGTACTGGTGATCGTATGATATTCTTCCCGAAGGCATCATGGGCTGTCAGCTTCACAGGTGCTCCAAGTAACGCTGGATACCTTGGATTCTCCGTTACTGTGACAGCATTGGAAGTTAACACTCAGTATTTGAAAACCATGATGGTTCTCGAACTTGACAATTCGGGAGGGGGTGCTTGATGTATATGGGGTGATAAATTATTAGCCGGGCGTTTTGTCCGGCTTTTATTGTTTTTTAACTGATTGTGTTTGATTTTTATTAATCTTTGTTATATTTTTGCTGTAAAAAATAACACCATGACAGATAAAGAATTGTCTGATAAATTAAAGCAAAAGGCTATAAGCCTTGGACTATGTGAGGACTGGACAAATAACTGGGGGAATCCAGATAAAAATCAATTGTGCGAGAAGTATGTCAAGGGTATTGATTTTTGTCTATTGAATAGATATCCGTCCAATGAAATAATTAAGGAGGAATTTGCTGGAGTACGAGAAAGATATAATATATACGTTGATGATACTAATATTTTTATAAGCAATCCTAAATGGTCTATATTTAATGGAGCTTGTGATTGTGTTGTCACCTATAATGACTATGGTATAGGAGAAATGTATGTCAAGGATAACAGTCATGTAAATATTGTTGCACTTGACAATAGCATAGTATATATTACATTGCTTGATAACGCTAGTATTGAAATAATATCATCGGAATATACGAAAGTGTTCGTTTCTACAAATACACCTGAAAACATATCAAAAGTGGATGTAAAAGGTAAATTAACGGTAAAACCATTTAAGCTAGATTAATAACACATGGGACTATTTAATTGGAAACAGCCTGATTTAGACGATCAGATAAAAATGCAGAAGTTTGCCACTCATAAATATAAAGAAGTTATGGTTGGTAACAAGAAATTTAAAATACGCGGTCTTCGTTTGGGAGCATACGATTATATTGTGGATAAACTGCTGATTCGTGATATTATCAATCCAGATACAGCAAAGAAAGAAATGATTGCAATAATGAAAAATGATGCGTCTATTCCATACAAAGTTGCTGCGGCAGGAGTATTGAACAACTATTGGTTTTTTGAAGTCATTCCTTTTGCAAGACGTATATATGCTTGGTGGTTAAGCAGGCATTATGACCATAAGGAACTCACTCCGTTGATAGAAGCCATCGTGGAGGGGGCTAATGTAGGAGATTTTTTTACAAATACAATCCGTTTAGCGTTCTTGATAGATACGACAGCGACATTAAGCAGGAAGGATGCCATGAAATTATCTCTCGATGCAAAATCGGCTCACGAGGATCTATCCAAAAAGATTTCCCCCAATTCAGAGGGGATTTAAGGCTATTCGGAGGATTGATGATAATCAAGGACTGGGCTTTGCTATGGAAATATTCATGGAGTTATATACAGGCTGTTATAATGGACCAGCCTAAACTTGATTACCATTTTGAAGAAAAGATGAAGTTATACAAGGCTTCTCTTACAGATGATTTATACGAGAAAGCTAACATGAATGCAAGTGGTTTTATAGGTAGATTCAAAGAGTATAAACCTAAAGAAGAACATCCTGATATATTATTAAAAGACGTTTTGCGATGATAACAAAATATGATCCTAAAATATATCCCCTTAAACTGTATGTTGCAGTGGGGAATGACCAATGGGAAAAAATCAATAGAAAATTTACCAATCACAATCATGACCCGATAGATATATCTAAAGATGAAATTGAACGCTGTTATGGTTTGACTATCAATGTAAGAGAGAAAAAAACAAATAATTTAGGTATACTTATTTGGCTATCAAATGATGGCATAAAGATAAATACTGTAGCTCACGAATCAACTCATTATGTTTGTGATGTGTTTGACTATTGCGATATTTCTATGGGTTATAAAAATGGACAAGACGAGCATTTTGCATATCTTTTAGGATGGTGTGTAGAATGCGTAATGAATAGTGTTACAAAATATTTAAAAAATAATAATTATGAAGATTAGTTTGTTTATTACTGGTAATTTGGTGTGCGACCGAAGCGAAGCGAGGGAGCACAGAGGGGCTTTAGCCCGACAGAGGGGCTTTATGAGATAATAGCCCTGGATGGTAGTGACATACCAAAAGAATTTGATTTATCACAGGCTGTCATTGTTGATGGAGATGTTCATGTGACAGGTGACTTAACCATAGGTGGTAATATCGTCTGCAACAAATTTGTGGAGGTTTAGCCTATGGGACATTCTAACGGTAAGATAACCGCTCCGATAAATTTGGGCGATGATGTTTACGCTACGCTTGGTATTGGTGCTATTGGCATTGGATATGATTTGGGATATGCGTGCGCAAATACACATGGGAAGATAAACAAATGGAGTAAAAAAAAGCCTGTAAGGCATTCTAATTTAGGGATAATGACAGATGAACAATTTAGGTCAGTATCTTATGGGTTGAGCTTTACAGAAGGAGGAAATCATGATTATGGTATTTTTTCTTATTCCGCTCCTAATGGTGGTAGTAGTGCTCCATATCGTCTTACAGATTTTGATGGATACAACCAAAATGCTCAAACGGGTTTAGGTCTTAAAAATTACAATATAACTAGAGATATATTTAATGATAAGAGTAATTTGGACATATATCTCATAGATGATACAAGCCTTATTACGTGTTATGATTTAATAATTAAGCGAGAATTCCCCTGCCTTCAGGCAGGGGATGATAGCGCTTTTGTTCATACTTTCTTTTGGTTTAAAAGCCCTACCCACGGAGCGTGGGAAAGTTAAGCCTGTGGACTGTCCTCTTGTGGATGACCGACCTAGTGTCCTAAAAAGCAATGGCAGGAAGAAGCAGGAAGAAGCTCATGCCTTTAGGCGTGAGTAGCTCACAAGAGGTGTAAACCTTGCCAATTGGAGTATAAGTAAAGGAGGAAGTAGTACAATGAACTACGGTTGTGACAGGTCACAGATACCAAAAATGACAAATTCTAGCGAGGATGTTCTGCTAGTAACTACCAATATTGTGTATAAGCATACAGACGGGTATTACCACAACATTACTGATCCTGTGATTCTTAGGATGAAAAAGGATAGTGGACCAACGCCAAGTTCAGTCGATAGATAAAAACAAGTCCGAAAGTTACACGAACTTTCGGACTATTTTGTAACCTGAAAACAATATGAAACCGATACCTATGTATCCAAGATTGATTAGTATTTTTTGCCATTTAGACAATTCCTTTTCTACCTTTACTTCTACAATTTTCTCTACGGTTATTATCGAATCTTTCGTCACTACCGTTTCTTTGTCCAAGGATGGAATACTGTCTTGTAAAAAGTCTTTCTTGTTTTTCAAACTATGAAAAAGCCTGCCATCCGACATTATTTTAGCGTCTGATATGGCTAATGATGTTTCCAAGTGTGAACTATCTTCAAATGTTGTATGTTGTATGTGTTCTGTTGGAAGAGTTATTATTTTTGATTGCCATACTACTCTTTCCGTTACTGTCGTGTTATGGTCTACTATAGTTGTATTTGTCGAAGATGGAAGTAGCTTGCGTGAACAAGAACACGACAGTAACAAAAAAAATAGCAATATAGAAAACGGCTTATTCATAAATTTACTAGTATTCGCTTTTCAATTATATTGTTTTTCCACAGGTAATTATATACGTTTATACACGTACATATTGACGTTTCACCGCCCCGGCTACTGCCGACCACTCCACGTCCTCAACCCCTTCTACCAAGGGTGATACTAATTTAGTTTAATAGTATTTAATTAGTTATAAATGCCATAATACATTTATCTTTTTGCAAAGATAACATAATCGTTTTTAAGTACCATTTTAAATATGTTAAAAAATGCTAATTGATTTTTGTTTGTTGTAAATCATGCTCTTGTGCTTATTTTTGCTATTTTTGCAATAATTAAAAAATAATAACTATGGCTGATGTTGATTTAGGAGCATTAAAGTTTAAGATCGGTCTAGATGATTCCGGTCTTGACAAACAGATAAAGGATATACAGAAGAAGTTGCAGGACACCTTTAACCAGGAGATGTCCTTCAAGCCTATGTTGACCGATATAGGCAAAATGAATGCAGAACTTAGCGAGGTTGTAGATAAGATAAACAAAGCGAATGAAAACGCGTCCAAGGTAGGGAAAGGGAAGTCGAACAAGAAAATGGATATACTTGTTCAGATGGAAGAATTGTCAAACAAGATTGTCGAAGCGACAAGAGAGTATGACAAACTGGAAAAGACTTACCGTAACTTAGGAAATGCAGGCGGAGATAAGGGGATGGCTACAAGAAAAGCCAATCTTGAAAGTCAGAAGAAAGCGATAGATGATCTTGTGGCTGAATTGAACAGATTGAAAACGGCATATTCCCTTACTGCTAACAGTGCGCCCAAATTGTCCATTTCCGATGAGAGAGAACTTAATCTTCTACGCCAGCAATATGAGATGGAGATTGCACGGACAAAGGAGATGGATAGACAAGCATCAAAGCAGGAACAGGCGAATAAAAAGATGCAGCAGACCAATCAGAAGTATCTACAATACCTTTCTGGTCAGTCTGGACTTGCCCTTGGTATGCCGGAGGGAAGTGCTGAGGACTTGAACAGGAAGATTGCCGCTATACAGAAACGCCTTGAGCTATTGAATAAGTTTAAGGTTGAAGTTCCTTTAAACAGCAATCAGATAACAAAGGCTGACGCTCTTATTCAGAAATTGCAAGGCAGATTGGAGAAGTTGCAATCATCTTTAAGAAAAACATCAACGAATGAATTGTTGAGCATCAATCCTACGTCTATCAATCAGGCTAACAATCTTATTTCTGAATTGACAAACAGGCGTAATGCACTTAATACGACTGATGCAAACTATAACCGTACCCTTACTCTTCTAAACAGGAAGATACAGGAGCATAACAAGTTTGTAAACGAAGCCACATCCTATGGAACAAAGATGCAGCAGACCAATCAGAAAAATGCTGCAAGTTCAAAAGAGTTTTCCGAGGAACTGACAAAGCAGAGCAGAATGATGCGTGAGTTTGTCAATACGATAAAGACTTATGCAGGATTCTACTTTTTCAGAGATATGTTTCAGGAACTTGTTGCCATTCGTGGAGAGTTCGAGTTACAACAGGTATCTTTACGTGCCATTATACAGGATGCAAGACGGGCAGACCAGATATTCAGTCAGATTAAGGGTCTTGCTGTAATATCTCCTTTCCAGTTTGGTGAACTTGTTAGTTACACGAAACAGCTTGCTGCATTCCAGATACCTGTCAACGAATTATATGGTACCATGAAAAGCCTTGCGGACGTTTCCGCAGGTCTTGGCGTTGATATGGGACGTATCATTCTTGCCTATGGCCAGATAAGAAGTGCAGGTGTATTAAGAGGACAGGAATTACGACAACTTACAGAAGCAGGTATTCCGGCATTGGACAAATTGAGAAAAAAACTTGAAGAAGTAAGGGGTGTAGCCCAGACAACTGATGATGTGTTCAACGCCATTTCTACCCGTCAAGTTCCTTTTGAGTATATCAAGGAAATGTTTACTACAATGACAGAGGACGGAGGTATGTTTTATAAAATGCAGGAAATACAGGCTGCTTCATTAAAAGGTATGGTCAGCAACCTTGCAGATGCATACCAGATTATGATGAATAATATAGGCGAGGCGAATGATTCCGTTCTGAAAGGAATTGTGGGAAGCATAACCGATGCAATGAACAACTGGAGATATTTCTCTAAAGCAATAGAGGGCGTTGCTGTAGGATATGCCGCATTAAAGGGATTACAGCTAGCTAGAACAGCCATGCTAGGGAAAGAAGTTGTCGCAACAACTAATGCAATTAAGGCTGAGAAATTACGGGAAGCACAGTTGCTTAAACAGGCTGCGATGTACAGAACGCTCACTACTGCCGAGAGATGGAAGATAGCTACAGCATCCAAGCTGTCTGCCGTAGAGATAGCTGCTGCCGTTAATTCGGGAAAGATGTCGGCAGAGATGGCAAAACGTATTCTTGCCACGAATATGCTGACACAGGCTGAACGTCACCTTCTTGTCACCGAACTTAAACTGACAGGTGCGGAAGCTGCAAGAATGTTGTCTATGACAAAAACGACAATGTTGATGAACAGATTCAAACTGGCAACATTCGGTTTGACAAATTCATTGAAAAAATTGTGGAGGGTGATAAAAGCTAATCCTCTTATGGTAATAATAACCCTTGCAGGAACGGTTTTTGGGGTGTTTCATACTATGTCTGCACGTGCAGAAGAGTTCAACCAGAAGATAAAGGATAGTGCAAAGTCTTTCCGTGAATCATACAGTGACTTGCAAAAAGACCTTGACAAGATAAACTTCGACAAACTCACCCCAGAAAACCTTGAACAGCTTGACACGAAACAGTTGCAGTCGTATGAGGAAACGCTTACTGGAGTATTGTCTAAATATGGCAATATGGGGCAGTATATAGTACAGAACAGCAAGAAGATAGATGATCAGAAATCACGTGTGGAATATTTGCAAAAGTCAGCATCGGAACTAGAACAGGTTTATAAACGTGCTGCTGAAAATGCGGATATAATGTTCAAGGCGGACAAGGCAACATCTACGGGCGTATTTGGCGATTCATTCTCTGATATGCTTAAAGATTACGAGAAATCGTCTGTAAAACTCACTTCGGCAAGTAAGGATATAGAAGAGTTTCGTGGTCAGATAGTACAGGCATCCAAGGAAATTATAAACATGGGTAAGGGTACTAAGGAATGGAGAAACGAACTTACCGAACTGATAAACAAAGGGGCTTCGGCAGCTACTATTGTAGAGAAGATACGTTCTTTGGCTGAAACGTCAGGAGATGCACGGACATTTGAAATATTCAAGAACAAAGCCCATTTTGACAGTGAGGAATTGTTGAAGGAATATGAGAAATTGAAGATAGGTATAATGGGTGAAACTGAAGAACTTGAAAAATCATTTAATGTTTTTGCAAACAGCCTTGATAAAGAATTGAAAAAAGTATTTGCTGGTATTGACCCAAATAAATTAAATGATGCTCAAAAGGACTTTATAAGGATTCAATCTGAAAATTTTGCCACAACTAGCGAACTTGGGGAGAATGCTAAAAAATTGTTTAATGAATTTATTGACAAAAAATATGCTGTTAAAATAGAACTTGACGATAAGGAAGCACAAGAAGGATTGACGGGATGGAAAAAATCTCTTGACGAAATTACAGGGCATAAATGGACTATTGCTATAAAGGCTGCCGATGTGAAATCTATGGAGGATTACTTTAAATCGGTAAAACAGGAATATAAGGACGCCAAAAGTTCAATAGAAAATTTACAGCGTACCATTGATATGTATGTTAGCCAAGGAAAGGTCAAGAAACTTGGAGATGAGTATCAAATTACAGGAATTGTAAGCCCTTATGAAGCCGAGCAAGTACAACAAACGGTATATGAGATTAACGTTGCCAATGAAGCGATGTCGAAAGCTACAGGAACAGCAAAACGATTCAATCTTGAACTAGAAAAGCAGAAGAAGGAAGCACAGAAAAGAGATCCTCTTGCTGACCTTTGGAAAAATAGGTTGTCATTGCTTGAATCCGCCTATTCCAAGTTCAAGGATTTGAGCATTAACATAGGAAAAGAGGAAGCTAAAAAGCAGATTGAAGCCATATATGGTTCACAGGCGTTAAAACTTGGTGTAGACCTTGTATATGACAAACAGGCTATTGTTGACAATTATAACAAGGCTGCAAAGGAATTGGAAACACGTGTCCCACAGGATGCTGTTAAAAACGCAAGGAAAGCAGCCGAATTGTCCTCTGAAATTTATGTTGATGCAGCCAAGAAGGTGATGAAGAGGATTACGGATGAGTTTGACAGATACAAGAACAAGTATGACTTTTACAGTGACATACTTGGGATAACGGGTGATTCAGACCTTGCCTTAGACCTTGCCGTTCAATTCAGCGGTGACACATCTACCATGGCTGAAAGTTTTGCAGCAGGTATATATAACAATTTGCAATCCGCATTGGCAGGAATGAATCTTGATCTTGGCGTTTCTGTCGTGCCCGACACATCTTCATTCACCTCAATGAACCAGTATATCAATCAGGTACAGGAGGCTATTAAGGGGAATAAGAATATAGGTGATGAACAGAAACAAGTTATCCAAGGTATGATTGACGCATGGAAAGGCTATTTCGGTGAGATGGCTAGACAATATGCTAATGATTTGGCTGAATATGGAGATTATTATACCCAGGTGGATATTATCAGAGAAAAGTACCGTAAAAAGATCGCAACCGCAGAAGGAATGGGTAATACATCCTTGACTTCCGCATTGCAGAAAAGCGAAGAGATGGACTTGTTTAAGTTGACTACCGACTATCAAAACTTCTTCGGTGCGGTGGAAGCAATGTCTATGGAAGCTGCAAATACTGTAGCTGACAAGACAAGGGAAATGCTTAATAGTGCATTCAGATCGGGTGCTATCAGTGCAAGAGAGTACATGAAAGAACTTGAACGCGTGGACAAGCAGATAGAGAAGATGATGAAGAACAATCAGTCTGACTTGCAAACATACATGAAAGATGGTATTGAAGGTCTGTACAACAAGAGATATGATGCTGGAAAGTCAAAGATGATGGCAGGTATGAATGATATGCAACAGGCTATGGCTGACATCAAAAATGCTTCCAAGGCATATGAGGACGCAATGAAGAATGGTGATGAAGAAGCCGCCAATGCCGCTTTGAGTGCCAAGTCGGAAGCCGAATCAAGATATAAGAGCGGACAGGAAGCTGTCAAGACTGGTAAAGGAATGATGGCTGCCGCACAGAACGCTTTGCAGACGGTAAATCTTATCGACTTTATCATAACCAACATATACAATGCCATAAAAGCCATGCAGCAGATAATAGCATCCGTGTCCAACCTCATGGATTCTATGGGTAAGGATACCGAGAGCGGATTTATGCGAGAAATGAACCAGTTCTCGGAAGCTATGGGAGTTATGAATGAAGGCGTGAAGAAATCATGGGATTCATTCAAAAGCGGTGATTTTGCAGGTGCGATAGGCTCGGCAATATCCATGCCTCTTGATGTTATCGCTACATTTAACAGACAGCATGACAAAAGGCTCCAAAAGCATATAGAAGATCTTGAATTTGAATCAAAGAAGTTGACCAATATATATAATATGCTTGAAAAGGAATTTGAGCACATTATAAACCCGGCAAGACTTGATGAGGTGACATCCCAACAGGTTTCCAACTTAAAAGAACAGTTGCAGATTCAAAAGGATATTCTTGCTGCCGAAGAAGATAAGAAAAAGTCCGACAGGGAAAAGGTAGAAGGATACAAACAGACCATAAAAGAATTAGAGTACGAGATAAGATATTATACAGAAACACTTGCCAGTGAGTTGTATAGTATTGACTTGAAAGACTGGGCTAGTCAGATAGGTGATGCTCTTGTTGAAGCATGGCTGAAAGGCGAGGATGCTGCAAAGGCTTATAAGGACACTGTGGCAGACGTTATGAGAGATGTTGTTAAGAGTTGGGTACAGCAACAATACATAGAAAAGGCAATGCAACAGGTACAGACCACATTGTTCGGAGCAGACGGCAAAGGTGGTATGTTTGCGGATAACAAGATAGATAAGGATGAACTTATAATACTAGGAAATGTAATGGGTTCATTGGAATCAGCCTTTGCGGAAGCCGGAGGTGTAGTCAATGAGATAAACAACGCCCTTGGTGGTATGCTTACTGAAACGGAAGAGAACGCGGAAGGTCTGTCCAATGCCATTGCAGGAGTTGACGAGAATACATTTAACCAGGCATTGGGCTATCTTAACGGAATGAGATACGAAATGGTTGTACAAAGCGATCTTCTCCGTCAGTTGGTATCGTTAAACGGTGGTTCGGCAGGAACGGGAGGAACGAACATGACAGCCATACAGCAGTCACAGTTGGAGGTTCTCACCCAGCAGCTTGCCGCAACTATGGCGATAAAGACAGCACTTCTGAGTGTCGTTTCCATTGCCCCAAGGTCAGGCGGAAATGCGATAAAAGTTATAATTGACTAAAACAAACGCCCTGCTAGCTTCACAGTTGGCAGGGCGTTCCAGTTTGATTATGAACAAAAAAAAATCCAATCACTTGAGGTGCTTAGCGGAATCGAACCGCTGTTGTCGGTTTTGCAGACCGTTGACTAAACCACTCATCCAAAGCACCGATTGTGATGCAAATATAGAAAATTATTTTTTAAAGTTAGTTGGTTTATAAGAATATTTTTGCTATTTTTGCAATTATTAAAAATGCACACGAATGGCTATAGCTAAATATTTTATAAAGAAAGGAAGCGATACGGCAAAGGATTTGTATGCCACATACAGGCTGTATATACTTGAAAGCAAGGGATTATGGGATTTGCCGACAAGAAAGGAAGCCTATGCTGAAAAATGGTATGACAAGAACGGTCAGAAGGTGTACGAACCTGTCACGCCTGTTTATCAGCCAACGGAAGGAAGCATAACATTTGCCGCTTTGGGAGATGTGGAAACGGTAAAGACGAATATCCGTTCGTTCTATTCATATATAACCAATGTGATACCTGCCACTCCCGGTACGCCTTACGGTTCATCTTCATTCTCTATATGGAATGATATATGGGGAGAATCGGCAAAGCAGGTGATAAGATGCACGGGTTTTGAAACGGGTGCAAAGATGAGTTATCAGGACGTTCAGGACTTACAGAACCCGGACAGACTTGTGTCCGCCTATACATTTTCGTTAAATTTCAGTATTGACCAACCAACACTTTAAAGACCAATGATTTTACAGATAAAAAGAGGAAATAGGGTCATTGCAGAGAGTGCTGATTTTTCATACAGCCCGTCTTTGCAAGAAGTGAGAAAATTGACTTGTGAAGTCGTTTCAGTTGTTCCGATAGAGTTCAAGGCATACAACTCAAAGAGTGAATCGGAATACGATACAGTCGTATATAACGGTAATACATTTATCCTGTACCAAGCCCCATCGGGAGATAATCTTAATGAAGCAGGGAAATACAAATACTCTCTTCTGTTTTACGGAAAGGAAGTATTGTTGCAGAATGTGGCATTCCTTGACATAGTAAGCGGAACAGGCGGTGAGATAAACAAGATAAGATACACACATGGCGGTCTGTTCCAGTTTTGGGGTGACGCAAAACAGCTTGCAGCACGTATAGAAGCGAATATAGAATCTTACAATGCGTCATTGGGTGCAGGATATACAGGCATTGGCACATGGACATTGAATGTGGATGCAGAAGGCGAACTGACAGAGGATATGATTGACATAACCGATGGCACCAACCTGTTTGAAGCATTGAAATTTTTCTATGACAAGTTTTATCTAAACTATTATTTCTCTACAACAGCCAATGGAGGAATAATAACCATTACAGATAAGGCTAGACCGTCTGTAAACTGGACGTTCAAGCAGGGAGATGGTGGGGGTGCTGTAAAAGTTTCCTCTTCCGTGGATACAAGCACACCTGTCATAACCCGAATCATACCACAAGGTGGAAGCAGGAACGTTCCGCCTGAATACAAGAAAGACGCTAAGCCTGCCGATGAATCACGCTATTGCCCGTACATCCTTCTTCCGAATGATTCTGACGGGAATATAAGATATTATATTGACAGCGAATATGGATTGAAGAACTATGGTGTAAGAGGGAAAACCATATCAAACACGTTTAGTGGGATATATCCTTCCATCAGAGGGAAAAAACTTGGTGATCTGTACCCGTCAGGACTTCCAGAATGGGATACATACAAGGCGGATGGAGAACCAGACCCTCAATCGGGAAAGGTGGCAGGTGAGGGTGCTAGCGCATCTACACGGATAGACAAGATTATCGGGTCTACTCCTATAAAGAGTGATGATAGTGACAGTTTCTTCATTTATATGACCTCTCCAGGATTCAACCTAGGGTACAAGGTATATGAGGACGGTGATTCATCCGACAAGATAAACGACAATGTGCAGCCCCAGTACAAACCCCATGCTATGTTTGACAAGTACAGGGATTTTGAGAGTTTTGATATATATGGTACAAGGGCATATTATGACCAGCCTGTAAAGGTTACTGCCACATTCTCAGGAAAAATGCTTTTCAGTGTATTGCCCATAGGAAGTGATGCTGTAGGGAAAAAGGTGAAGATTAACCTACGTATGGTTACGAACCGTGTATTGGGTCAGGCTTCTCCTTTGAAAGAGGTTGTTATCGGAGAGGAAGGTGCTACTGGTATGCTTGAAATACCTTACGACAAGACCGCTCTTGTAGAATATATAGAAAAAGGTCAGAATACGACAGTTACCATACGTGTTGAGTTCACGTTTGATTCCGATGTTCCTGCCGGGAGTTGCAAGATAGGTTTTAGTGAGGAAATGACCTGCAACATACATTTCGGTAATCAGGACGGTTCACAGGACAGGTTCTATTACAAATACGCTTCTGTGACGGATGCGGTGTTCAGTATGCGTACAGGAACTTATACGGGAACGGAATTTAAGATAAACAAAAACGGTATTATTCCTCTTTATGGTGAAGTAAACGGTGATACGGGGGAAACGGAAGAGGATGTTGCCATGTTCAACAAGGGGGCACGATATAAAATATCATGTTACAGAACAGATAGCGACAATGCCAAACTTCCCCTTTATACGGATGGTAAATCTCCTTCAATTGCGGCAGGAACGGAGTTTGTCATTCTGAATATCGTCATGCCCGAATCGTATGTGACAATGGCTGAGAATACGCTTGAAAAGGCGGCTCTTGACTACCTGTCAAGATATGACCATGAGAACCGAACCGTTTCACTTGACATATCTAGCGGATTTGTCGCAGAGCATCCTAACCTTTTTATTGACTTCATAGAAGGAAATATGTTAAAGGTAAGGGATGATGGAATAGGCGTGTTCGACCTGTCAGATAATGGTCAGATAGTGGATATGCAGTTACAGATACAGTCTTTGGAGATTAAATATTCCAAGGATAATATGTTCCCGTCATATTCATGCACCATTACAAGAAGAAAGATACTGTCTTTCTATGAACGGTTGGCACAGGAAAATCAAACGGCTTCAACGCAGAATACAACAAATGTAACATTAGGCGGAAGCGGAACGGGAAGCGGCGGTGGAAGTAGCAATATAACCAATGCCGATCATGCTAAATCCGCATATACACTAGACGATGATACTCCTGTGCTTAATTGGTTTTTGTCAGCACTGAATGACGATGAAGCGGAAGGTATAATCAATTTTCTTAAAGGTCTTAAGATATCCGGGAATCTGATAAACCGCATTGTGAAGCAGGGTGACAGGGATGTTACCTACACCGATGAAGACGTGATGAGCGCATTACGTGTAATGGTTGAGATAGAGAACAGTGAGGAGAAGATGAAAGAGATATTCTTGCGGAAGGACAAGGAGGATTCCACTAAGTACTTGTTATCCTTACTGGGCGGAGTCTTGATTAAGAAATATGCCAAGTTCGGTGATTTCGTTACTGGTGTATCAGGTGGATACATAGACGAAAAGGGTGACATGGAAATGGGAAGCGGCGTTTTCCGTAAGCGTTTGTTTGTTCCGGAAATAGCCTATAACCGTACAACCTATTTCAAAGGACGTATGGTAAACTCCCCCGGTGGTGGTTGTACCGTATTGTCATACGTGGATAACGGCGATGGAACCTACACCATCACTCCCGATCTGACGGATGCGGACGGATTGAGCCAGTTTGTTGATGATATCCTTACCACCTATTTTGTGACTAAGAATAGCGAAGGCAAGCTGAACGGCTTTGAAGAAATGAAATTCCGGGTGACTGCCGCAGATTATACAGCCAAGAAGTTTACTGTCATTCCCCGTCCGGGGCATTCTGACTGGAAACCTGCCGAGCAGATGGTATTGGCACAAACAGGTAACTTTACGGACCCGGAACGTCAGACTTATATACTTATTGATTCCGTCAACGGAAACAACTGTATTACATTCTTTGACAATGCCAACACTTGGGACCCGGAGCCGGCACAGATGCCTGCGTGGTTCGGCAAGAAAAAAGGCATGACTGTAGCCGGTATTAATGCGGACAATTACTCGGCCGTTCTTCAAAACATTATCATGACCGGGCTTATCTTTCAGGTGGATGAGATCACCGGACAGAGCGTGCGTGTGCCGATAGACTACCCCTCATGGGAGTCGGGCAGGAAGTATGCATATTATTCCCGCGTTCCTCATAACGGTTCCACATGGCTTTGTGTCAATGAAAATGGCACCACTTCCGAACCGTCCGAGAATAACCCGGACTGGCTCGTTTCTTCAGCTAAAGGCGAGAAAGGCGAACCGGGCTTGTCTGTAGTCGGTGGCGGTCATTGGGAATCCGCCAACACACCATATAGTGCCAATACAATGGTTACTCTTGCCAACTGTGTCTTTATATCCAAGGTGGAAACCTCCAATCCTCCCATCAGAATATTGCGTATCAAAGGCGGCAATTTCTTAAGAAAGAAGGACGGTGGTTATTATCTTGCCGGAAAACCTGCCGACTGGGAGGTTAACGAAGACTGGGATATGCTGCTTGACGGGCGTGAACTGAAAGGAGAGAGTATCACTTTCCTTGGTGAATTTGCCACGGCTCCTGCCAATCCGAAAAACGGTGATTCATACCGTAACACGACTGACCGTGCTACCTACATCTATCAGGACGGAAGATGGCAGCTCATGATATCGGACGGAAAAGACGGTAAGGATTATGAGTATATCTACACAAGAGGCAATATCATAGACAATCCTCCGGCAAAACCGGACAGCCAGCAGAAGGATGATTATATCCCTGAAGGCTGGACGGATGATTTTGTAGGAGTGGACGCTGATCATCAGGTTGAATGGGGTTGCAAGCGTTTCAAGGAAAACGGTGTATGGTCAGAGTTCAGCACTCCTGCCGTGGTGCATCGCTGGAGTAAGGACGGGGAGAATGCCATCATGGCGGACTTTGATAACGAGATGGTCAATGCAGCCCTTACTTCAGACGGGAAGGTCGTGTCCTCACAGACTTGGAATACAACTGTCAGTATGTGGTATGGAACGGAGAAGCTCACGCTTGACAGCATCACCTGTACACCTGACACAAATCTTCTGTGTGCGACAGACAAGAATACAGGAGTGGTGACAATATCGGTATCTGCCGGAGCTACTCTTGCTGCGACAAACACGGTGAGGATCACAATCAGGGCTACAAAGAACGGGCAGCAGTATTCCCGTGATCTGACATTCACTGTAGCCGGGGTCCGTGGAGGTGCGGATGCCGTACTATACAGTATTATCGTTTCTGCCAGTTCAGTAAGCAAGGACAAGAACGGGAACTACAGCGTGTCTTCCGTATCATGTTACAGGCAAAAGTCAGTGGGGGGCGTGATATCCACCACAACGGACGGTATATTGAAATACAGCATAGACGGTGGAGCTGAAACTACCATAAACAACAATACAGCCATATCAAGCGGAAATTTCACGAAGACATTGAAGTTTGTCTTTTACGTGAATGACCAGATAGTGGATGTTGAAACCGTCCCCATGCTTGTAGATGGTAAGGACGGGGCTGACGGTGAGAGTATCACAGCCGCAGGTCATTGGGAGTCCGCCAACATTCCGTATGCGAAAAACAGTACAGTATCGTTTGCCGGAGGATCTTACTTAAGCAAGGTTCAGACTTCCAATCCGCCACTTCCGCTTCTTCGCGTGAGAGGTGGACGTTATCTAAGGAAGAAGGATGGCGGTTACATACTTTCCGGGAAGAGATCGGACAAGGCTATCAACTCCGACTGGCAGGAAATGACTTCCGGTGTCGAACCGTCCGCTTCGTACTGGCTTGACAGCCCGGTAAGCACGATAAACTTCACGTCAACAGGCACACCGTCACCGTCAGCATTTGTTGTTACCATGAAACAGAATATAGGCGGTAATGTGAGCGATACGAACAGATTCTATCTTGTCGCACGCAAATATAACGGAAGCTGGCTGGCGCATGTAGGTGCTACCCTGAACAGCCAGATATCCGTTCCTGCAACAGCCGGATACACTCAGTTTGCCGTCCGGGCTTATAAGTCGGCTTCCGATGCAAACGCATGGAATAATAATTTTGTCGCTGAAAAAGGTGTGGGGGTTGCTAAAGACGGAGCCATAGGAGCGACAGGAGCAACAGGGGCGTTTCCCCGTGACAGAGGCGTATGGGCTTCCGGACAGACTTACGTCTGGAATGCGGATTACCGGGATAAGGTCATATATCTGATAGGGGGAGTTTATTATAATTTCCTTGTAAAAAATTACGGCGCTTCCGTTACCTCTGCACCCACATCAGCCAACGGGGATTCGAACTGGGAAGCCATGCAGAAGTTTGTGAATATCGCTACTGATACCCTTTTCGCCGATGGTGCGAATGTGGCCGGATTCATGTTCAAAAACAATGTGCTTAAATCCCACAACGATGAAGGTGAAACTCTTCTTATCAATGGCGTAACCGGGTATTTCAAATGTAAGAATGCAGAGATTACAGGAACAATCACAGCGGATAAAGGACGTATCGGTCCGTTCTCCATCGCTTCGGGAATATTGTCCTCAAAGATCCTTTATGAAAATGAAACAAACAAATACGTCGGTTTCAATCTGTCTGCCGGACAAATTGAGTTTTATAACGAAAGGACATTTGCAAACGTAAAAATCGGAGGGAACACGAAATTTGTCACAATCGAAGGGATATCGTATGATGCCGGAATTGACATACAGAGTCCGCATGCCATGATCGGGATGCACATCAAGACCCCGAGCATTCCTCTATTCGTGGAAGGTGGTAACATTTTCCTTCATCCGAACAATGACAGTTATGTATCTCTCCGTGGCATAGTGGGCAACTGGAGGAACATATCCGTCAGCACCTCCCTGAATAACAATGATGACAATGTGATGTTTCTTAATACGGGTAATATAGAAGTGACACTTCCTCCGGATGTTCCGGGACATACCATATACTTCAAACGTATGAACGGCGGGGTCAGACTTAAGGGAGGACGCATCGTGCCTGCCCCCGGAGGAAATGTGATGTCCTTCATTGATTTGGATTATGCATCCGGCTTCATTAAGTGTATGGGTAATTACTGGGTTATGTTTTATTGCGGATAATTTAAATATAAAGTATGAAAATAAATTTTGCACAATTTCCTATTTATGACGGGATTAAAAAAGAAAAGCTTATAGCCAGTAACATCACTGAAGCCTTCGGTGACTGGATATACAAGAACGTAGCGGGTTTGAAGGCGCATCTCCTTGCGGAGAAAATCTTCAAGTCGACTGTAGATGGTGTGGAACTTGACGAAGAGGAGGTGGATATCATAAGACGTTCTACCCCTATGTTGTCCGGCTTGCTGGCCGATTCGTTGAATGATTATCTGGATAAAAAGAAGGAGGAACAACATGAAAATTGAGAATTTGGAACGCGCCAGCCGGATCAATGACGAACTGGCGAAACTGAAGCTGGCGAAGGAAACGTTGAATAACGGCGGCTATGTCCGTATTTACAGCAGCACCCGGTCAAGTGCCGGATGTGTGGAACTGGATATAGCAAACTTCAATGGCGAGGTGAGCACGTGTATTGATAACCATATCGCTGAACTTGAATCTGAAATAGAAACGCTATGAAAGAATTATGGCAATTAATCAAGATGCTGTTCTCAAGCAAGCCGGGTGATTTTGATACTCCTGAGCTGCTTGCCATGAAGCATTATCCTTTCAAGGGATACCGTTTCATGATGTGGTGCGGACGGATGATATACCGTGCCGAGAACAAGGAGAACATAGATAGGTATATGCAGACCTATGCGGGTAAGGAAAGCCTGACGCACGAAACCATACACCTGCGTCAGGCACAGGTTATCGGCTCATGGGTAAAATACTACTGGCGGTATTTTGTCGAATGGGTTAAGGGAAACCCTATCTGCCATCCTGCGAGTTCAGCGTATTATACCATTCCGTATGAAATGGAGGCGTATGCCAACGAAGGCAATCCGGATTATCCCGTGAACTATAACGGGAACAACCTTTCCCGTTACAAGATAAAAGGTGGTAGGAAGAAGCTGTACAAATCGGTTGGCGGCACTTCTAAAGCGTGGAAAACTTATATAAGAACTTTATAAAAATTGATATTATGAGTGATTTGAATTTAGACAATATTGTTGGTTTTAAGGCTGTTGATAAAGACGGTAACGAACAGAATGTAACAGTGGATGAGATGGTGGACATGGTTTCTACAAGAATGGTTATGGCTTTGTCAGAAACTTCAACATTTGCTGCCGTTGCTGCAACAGGAAATGACGTGTATGAAAATGAACTTCCGACTGTGACAGATGCCGCAAATGTAAGGGTTTTACAAAGTAGCGGAGATGCCGCACAAATGACGATGCAGTCACTTGCATCAAAACTGGGGGGACTGTTGGGGATAAATAATTATTTAAAACCTATTGATATAAGTTCTTACACAGACATTAATGACATTGTACAAACAGGAATATACGGTATAAATACAGGCGTTCATCCACTTGATAATGTTCCTGTAGGATATGGATTAGGAATCACTATAAATCCTGTTCAATCGGCAGGTGGAATATATCCATGTGTTCAATTTATGGTGCGCGTTAATAACGAATTTTATATCCGTTTTCGAAATTCAGGTACTTGGAATGATTGGCGCAAACTTTAACGAAGTAAAGCCAATTATATCGACCTGGGGGAACTTCAGTTAAATGAAAACTATTTTTTGGTAAATCACATGCTAGGAGAAGGGGCTTTATACAAACTAAATTATCCTAAAAATATAAACGTTACTTTTGATATTATTGGAGAAGGGAATAGCGAGAACGCAGACATCTTTTCTTTTGTATCACATCACGTTAAAGGACTGTCCGTTGTAAAGAGTATTGGTCCTAATTTGCTGAAAATATACAAGGATGGAGATCATAACTACTATGTATATATGCCTGTATTCTCACGAGCTTTGATATATTTTACCAATCGTGTTTCTATGGATAATGCCATTTCAGCAACTAAAGTAGATATAGATATTAGTACGCTCACACAGGTAGGAATTTAAACAAGAATTTCTGCCTGTCGGCGATTATCAGATTTGGAAGAAATCTCTATATCTTGAAAAATATAGCGGTTTATTCAGATATTTATTACCTTTGCACTGCACATGGCGTTGTGCATATCAGGATCGGGTGGAACCGGCTTGTACCGGACCACCCGTTTTTTATACCCAAGAATCCCCCCAGGTCGAAGCTACACAAAGGATGTTGTAATTTCCATTGAATCTATTGTTTCGCACTCATAATACGCATTACTTTTAAAATCTATATTAACAGTGTAATTCCCATTATCAAATTCATTAGAAATTACCGGCACGATATTGCTTACCCCATGTTCATGCTTTATTGTGGGTGCACCCCAACCTGATGGGAAGATAGTTATTATGCCATACGCATTAGGCCAAATGCTTTTATTATTTCCAATAACATACCTCAAAATAATACCCCCAGCTAAGCCTTTAATTTGATTTATATCTGCTAAATAAGTTATTTTAATTATTAATCTGTTAGCAATACTGTTGTCTATGTATCCAATCTTTTTTTTCTTGTTTGAAAACAAATAATAAGGCATTAATCCATCTTTTCCGGCGTTAGCAATCGGCAGCAGTCCCCCCAGGTCGAGATTATGAGATTATTTCTGTCAAAAAATAATGTATCTTATCCTTGGTGTTCTTGTTTCTGATGTTGTCATATTCAGATTTAATCCTTCATCGGATAAATTGTATGTTCCTCTTAGCTCCCCTGAAATTATACTATATTTTATCGTATTACTTTGGGTTGCAGATAAAGAGATGACTACAGTATATCCTCCATCTGAAATCGATAAAAGGCAGACTTCACCTAATGCCAATGTTACTAAAGTCACAACTGTTTCAGTTGATATATTTATGTTTTTTGATACCGATTTTATGTTTGGTATTGGCAGAAGTCCCCCCAGAAGTAAAAATAGGTAAATTTTATGTCAAAGAAACCATCATCCAAGAAGACCAATTTGTTCCCCATTTTAGTCTAATATATAATTTTCCTATGTTATAATAACAAACTTGTAAAACCATGATATTATTAACAGGTAATACTATTAAGATTCCATTATTATTACTATTAATAGATGGCATGTTAATGTCGTTAGGATAATTCCGATATATCCCTCCTGATATAAGTTCATTTGCATCCCCGAATGATGAGCCATTATCAGCTTCTGGTAATCTCCATAGCTTCAAACCAGTGAACAGTCCCCCCAGAACAATTTTTGTGGTTTATTTTGTAAATGCAGAAGAATTTTTTTAACTTTAAAAACAAAAAGTTGAGTATGTTAGAGAAGATCAGATATCGTTTAGTTTATAACCGGCAAAACAAGTTAAACCGACAGGGGACAGCCCTTGTACAAATAGAAGCCTATCTGAATCAGAGGAAGGTATACTTTAAAACCAATGTCTATCTAAAGCCGGAATGTTGGAGTAAGGATGGTGCCCAAGTAATCAACCATCCGCAATCGAATGAGCTTAACGCAATGCTATATGAGAAGATACTGGAGTTGCAGGCTATAGAACTTAGCTATTGGAAAAGAGGGCTTGAATCAAACCTTTCCACGTTAAAGGAGGCTGTAAAAAAGGGAATTAAACCAGTTGTGTCTTTTTTAAAATTTGCAATACAAACGATAGAGAATTCCGATAGGAAACCGGGAACCAAGGATAACATGCTGGGCACGGTAGCCACATTGAAGGAATTTCGGAACGTGATAGAGTTCACGGACATCAATTATACGTTTCTAAAGGAATTTGACGCATTCTTGCGTAACAAGGGATTGAAAGTAAACACGGTAGGGAAACACATGAGAATACTTCGTACCTTGGTGAATGAGGCGATTAACGAAGGCTATATATTACAGGAGGCATATCCTTTCCGTAAGTTCAAGATCAAGAGGGAGAAGAAGGAACATAACTTCCTGATGCCTGCCGACTTGGAAAAATTGGAAAATCTTAAACTGCCGGACAGGAAGAACAACAGCCGGCACATACTGGACGCATTTCTCTTCTGCTGCTATTGCGGATTGAGATTCTCCGATTTTAAACAACTTACCTATAAAAATCTGATAACGATAGACGGAAAAGAATGGTTAGTGTTGAACAGTGTCAAAACAGGTGTGAAACTTAATATCCCGCTATATCTATTATTTAACGGAAAGGCACTGGGCATAATGCGGAAGTACGACAGCATCGAACAACTGGCTGCATTAGGTTGCAATTCGGACACTAATCGGACATTGCAGAAATTGGGAAGAATGGCGCATATCGGCAAGAAGTTCACTTACCACACAAGCAGACACACTTGTGCCACTCTCTTGGTTCACCAAGGCGTTCCGATAACCACCGTCCAAAAACTCTTGGGGCATACATCGGTCAAGACAACAGAGATATATTCCGAGGTGTTTGATGAAACGATCATCAAGGATCTGACAAGGGCTAACCAGAAGTATTATAATCGTAGAAATGTAAAACAAAATCAAATAAAATCTCAAAAATCCCCGGAAAAATACATCAGGCAGTAGAAATCTATAAAAGCTATCTGTTTTATACTTGTTTTTCCGACTTCAATATATTCATATTTTATTTGTAAATAAAAATGTAAATAATTTACCCTTATTTTTCTATGAATATTCCTTATGTTCTATATTTTTTCCTTATTGTTCTAGAAGTAAAAAATATTGCATTAATAGCAATTTGGTAAGCCTTAACAGTGCTGCATATAAGGGAAGTACATTGCTTCTTTCTATGGGTCCGGGGTTATAAACACAATCCTCCCCCTTGCCGTTTATCAGTAAGGGGGAGTGTTTATTTCGTTTTCATTAGTTTTTCCTCAAACTCCGCAATGATACAGTCTGCACCCAATTATCTAATACAGAAGAGAGGACTTCTGTTGCTTTTTCAACCGAAACATTATCCGTTACACGTTCCATCGTTCAATCTCCTTTCGTTCCAAAATAAATAGCACCAAGTATGACAAACGAGCATCCGCAAAGGAATGCAAATATATGACTAACTATCGGGTTCATAGATATATTTTTTTTAAATTTTCAGCAAATATACGACATAAAACTGTATGCAACCAATACGTTTAACTTTTTTTTAATTATCTTTGCGATAATAGATAAAATTCATAATATGCAGTTTTCCATAGTACCAAAAATAGATGCCGAGATTATGTTTTCGGAAGATGACCTGTCCGTTTTCAGACAATCGACAGACGGTCTGTATTATATGATCCATACCAATAAGGTTATGGAAGTGATGCCTATGACGTTACCTGAGGACGGAACGGAACGCCCTTTCCCTTACGACACATACGACACGGGCACAAGAGAGTTTGAGAAGCTGCTTTTATCTGATGAGTGGGTTAAAATGGACGAAAAATGAGAAAGATAGGACTTTTTAATATAGGCAGACTTGGCCTTGTAAAATCGGCAGGTACAGGAAAAACCGATATAAACAAGGTGATAGAAAAATGGATACCAAAACACATGGTGTTCTGGTACGATATGTCAAAGCCTGTGGATACATATATTCCTAGCGTTACCTATGCAAATCCTTTTGTTGATGATGGTGGAAAATTAACTTATGATAAGACTATAAATAAGTGTATAATAACCCATACACCTACAAATAACAATAATATTGCATTTTGGCAAATAATTGTAAAACCGTTACAATATGTAGAATCTTATAAAATACGTGTAACAGGATTGCCAACAGGTTTCACTATTAAAGGAAGGCTTGGATATGATGATATTCAGATAACGTCTGATGGACAATATGACATACCTGAATACAGGAACAGTAGCACAACAAACACATCTTATCCCGGATTTTATTTGGCAGGTGATAATGTGAATGATGTGGACTGCAATATTGTGGTAGAGGAAATTCCTACAAGACAATCCGTACCTACCAACGAGATATTGAAATCCAATCCTTATCTACAGGATTTCAGTGGAAACAACAGACCATTGAAATTGAATAATTTCCTGTTCTCGGCTATGAGTGGTGTGGGAGGATATACGTTAAATGCGAAATCATATCATAATAGGTCAAATAGTATAGTAGGTACATTTGACGATTACTCTATTGAAATAACTGCTAAAGTCACTGATATATTAGGTATTGTATGGACTGAGAATGGCGTAGGGGATAGTCATTCTGTGGCTGTGGGTGAAACATTGACAAGACCTGCATTTACTATAACCGTGGAAGGTATGCCGGACGATTTGAAATGGGGAATGTATGAATCGGGAGTTGCTGATAAAGGTAATGGCACTTTTGAAATTCCTGCCTATACCTATACCAATACTACAGAAACAACGCAAACTAAATTTATTGGGATTGAATTTAGTAAAAGCACATTTGACAATGTAAACATTAAATTTACATTTCAGCCGCTTTACCCCAACGCCCTAGTAACTGACGGAGTGGATGATTACGGTGTTGTGGAGAACTTTAAATCACTGCAAAATTACATGATGTTCTTCCAATGTGCTATCATAAAACCTAATGCTGTAAACGGTATGTTTTCGACAACTCCGATAGAGAATGATAATAATGTTAGGGGATGGATGTTATTGCAAGGAAACTTTGTAAATTCTGTAAGGTTCGGTAACAGCCGTTATAAAAACTTTGAATTTACGTCTAGTGTAAAGGATAAAATCAGTTATGTTCTCTCGGCAAACAATGAATTAATGACTTGCTATGTAGGTGAAGAGAAAGCAACTCTAGCAGGAACTTACAGGCAAACTGGTGCAAATATGTCATTATTCTTATCGGAGGCGAGAGGTAAGACTAGGTTTGGTTCTATGGCGTTTTATAAATCTATTTTGTTCGATTCAGTTCCCACCAAGGAAACTGACGGATTCACCGAGCAGGATTTGATTGACTACTATATACCGAAGGCTATCGTAACGATAACGGTGGTGGACGTATCAGGCTCACCCATACAGGACGCAACGGTCACGGTGGGAGGCGTACAGTACAAAACGTTGTCTGACGGTACAGTAAAAGTACGGGGTATGGCAAATGGCACGATGTCGCTGTCTGTAAAGAAAGACGGGTATATGCCGTTTTCTGACAATTCATGGAAGCTTGCTGATTCAAGGATAACGCTAGAGGTTCTTCGGAATACCGTAATCACTGAAAATGGATACAGCATATTGCTTGAAAACGATGGTTTAATATTAACGGAATAATATAATGGAAGATAATCTTAAAATTTCACAGATGCCTCCCGTTGAGACCGCTACGGGAGAAGAGATGATACCATGTGTGACGGGAAGCCCTAAAGAGAACAAATCCGTCACGGTGTCCAAGATAAGACAAGGCATGGTAATGGACGAAAACTATGTTCATACCGACAACAACTTTACTACCCAGTTAAAAACCAAACTTGACGGGATACAGGAAGGCGCACAGAAGAATACCGTCATAGGCGTGAAAGGTAATGCCGAACAGTCTTACAGGACAGGAAATGTCAATATAACAAAAGACAATATAGGTCTGTCAAATGTGGACAATACGTCCGATGCCGAAAAGCCCGTATCCACCGCACAGAAAACAGCCCTAGACAAGAAGGTAGACAAAGTGGACGGCAAGGCGTTATCCACAAACGACTTTACCAATGACTACAAAACGCTTCTCGAACAGATAAAGATGCAGCAGGGGAATATATATGGAGTGGAAATGAGAAGAGGGCAGACAGACCCTGTATTTCAGACATGGATAGGAAAGGAAGAGTTCAAGACATCACATCCTATCCTCAACTCTTTCCGTGCGGCAAAGGTAAAGGACGGTAAGGTAGTAGGATTCCTTGACCAGACCAATTTCTTCAAAATGGCTGACGGTAGCCCGTCAAATATTGTTATTGACGGAACTGATGTAACAGATGACGGAAGCGATATTATGCTTGTAAACACCAAGCCTTTCTGGATAATCAACGGAGGAACGGATGATACATACGAAAGAAGGCTAGTCAGTGACGCTCCGTTTACATACGGTGGCGATACGGCCATAGAGATAAAACCGTTCGGAATGAGTATCGGTTACTCCACGATAAAGGATGGGAAGCAGAGATCTATTTTTGACAACACGGTAAAAGGAACAACATCAGCAGGAAATCTAGGCGTGAACATAATGGAAGGAAATGGATGGCCTACGACAAATGTATCACGTTTTGAATTTGAGAAGTATGCTAGAAACAAAAATACGGATACGGCAAAGAACTATCCTTACGCCAATGCGTTCGCCCTTGACCTTGAAGTGTGGTGTACGCTTCTCTTTATCAAATTCAGAACAAAAGACCTACACGCACAGTCTGTTTGCGGAAAAGGAATATCATCCAACGATTCAGCCCCCGATGCGTCAAGCTGGGGGAAAATGACAGGCGTCAGATTCAAGAAGGCGGACGGTCAGACCTATGTATATTACAAGATGAACGGACAAGGATTTAAAGCGTCAGAAACAGGAACTGCTTACAATTTTTCACAGCTTATAAACAACTACCGTCCTTGCATGAAGATGTTTGAAGCGCAGCTTGCCATGTCATACGCAAAGGAACACAATGTCGCTCCCGACACCAAGTTTGAATATGAAAGCACAAAATACAAATACTACAACTTCCAAGGTCATAACGGATTGGCTGACGGGGAGATGTCGGGTATCGTAGCCAAGTTTGTCAATGCAACTGTAACTAGCGGATGGAGTATTCCTGACAATGCGGCAGTTACAAACCGTGAAATAGAGATATGCTTCACACAGCCTATCATTCGCGGACGTATTGCCGGGTGGGGAGATATATGGATGTGGTACAGTGGGATAGATTGTGTCATGCACGATTCTACATCCATAGACATCTATCAGACCTATGACGTGAACAATCTGACTACGGACAATGTAGCCACAGAAAAGAATCCTGGGGAATCTTACGGTTTTGAGAATACATATGAATTTGTCGGTTCTATGGCTAGAGGTGAAGGATACATAACGAAGAACTTTAAGAACTCTCTTATTGGAGAGGTCAAGGGAAGCAATCTTCACACGGGGGAATGCCATTACAACTGGTTTACGGGAAATGCAGGTTCGGGTAAGATTGGAAGGCGTGGTGTTTACTTTGGTGGTGGGTCGAACCACGACTATTGTTCTCTGCGGTTTGGTAGTTTGAACCATGCTCCTTCGAACGCGCTCACGAGCATCGGTGGCGGCTTTCGTTGTACAATAACCCAATCCTAATTTTTCACGAAGTGAAAAATCCCCCTCCCAAAACTTGCAAAATATATTAATAATGTTTAAGTTTGCATAATTAAAAATCTAACCAAATGCGTCAGCAAAGTTAAATAAGTCTGTCAAAGGCGGTTAGATTTATTATGGTAATACGAATAATTTTGCTATATTTGCATTAAAAATAAGAACAATATGAATATAGTAAATGTAGTAAATTATGAAGGTCTTTACTGTGTTACAGATGAAGGCGATATTTTTTCTTTAAAAAGAGGTGTCAAGCTGAAACCGCATCTTGAAAAAAGTGGATATATGAGTGTAGTCTTAAATAAAAATGGAGAGAAACATACATATAGAGTACACACCATTGTTTTTAATTCCTTTAATAAAAGGAATAATGAATTGGTTATAGACCACATAGACGGAAATAAAACAAATAATACCTTATCTAATTTAAGGCAGATACACACAAGAGAAAATACTGCAAGAAGCATGACTAACAAATACGGAAGAGGCGTTAAGTATTACAAAAACATAAATAAGTACGGTTCATGTATTTCTATTAACCGTACAAGATATTATTTAGGGGTTTTCCCGACAGCAGAACAAGCTAGCAATGCTTATATAGAAGCACTAAATAACTGGGAGTTACACGGAATATTGCCAACTGTAAAAGATAGGAGTATAAAATATTGTAAAGTTTGTGGTAGGGAACTTCCTATTGATGATTTTTATTTAATAAAAGGGCATGGCAGGTCATGGATGTGTAAGTCATGCTCTAAGGAATATTCAAAAAATAAACGAAATACAACAATATGGAAAGAGGTTTGATTTTTGACGAGAAGCCTGCCTTTATCTTTGATTTAGGCACTGGATATAGCAATGTTCATTTAAACATTGAACAAGTTGACGAACCCGAAACGGACGATATGGGAAATATTGTACAGGAAAAGTTCGTCAAAAAGTGGAAAGCCGATGTACAGCGTGTAAAGAACCCTGTATCATACGACAAAACGGTAGATGCCGCCATAAAGGATGAATTTCCCAACGGAGAAGAAGAGGCCGCTCTTAGAAAGGGTATTTTAAACAAACTTGATGCAGATTATGTAAAGCTGAACGAGTTTGCCGAAAGTGTGAAACAATCTTACTTGAAAGGATATGGAGAACAATGATAAACAACAGATAGGTGGATATTTCTCCACCAAAAACGCTTCAAAGGATGAAGCGTTAAAAGGTATAGTAGCTGCAAGAATATCAGCATCCGAAGATGTTACCGATAAGGAGTACACAGTATTGTCAAACTTGATAAGGGTAGCCACATCAGAAGGATGCCGTATCTCATTGGTACAGGAAACAAAAAGCAGGTCAAGCAGGATAGCACCAACAGGAATGCTTCTCCCGGCAGGAACGGTGGAATATTTTTCAGTCACACCAGGAAGCAAGGTGAGTGTTACGGGAACAGCAAACATATCATCTATCGAGTAAGTCATGGGCATGAATTATAACACTATATTAGCTTCCTTACTTGACGGGATATCTCTAGCATTGAAAAGCGGAAACTCGAATGTTGATGCGGAACAGTTCAACTTCCTTACTGACGCAATAAACAAATCAACTATCATACCGTCTTATTTTGATAGAGAAAATGCCATAAAGTATCTTGATGTGAGTGATACCGAGTTTGCAAGGCTTACATACAAAGGTACTAAATTTCATCCCGTACAACCGTTATTATCTCCCGTGAGAGTACAAGGAATGACAAAACCCGTTTATTTGAAAGAAACATTGGATGCTCTTAAAAATAACGGGCTTATACGTCCAAAGAAGTCAAGGGGCAAATACAAGACTAAAAGCTAGGGAAATTATACAACCTCATACGCATACATTGTAACACAATCATCTTTATTCTCCATATTAACCGCTTGGAAAATGTTTTCTTCATTATCCAAAGCGGTTATTTTATATGTTCCGTTCGTCAGATCAACAGTGTCACCTAATTTTATATAAGCGTACTTGTTTCCACTAGGTATTAAATACGTAATCTTTATTGGATTATTATTCCATTTTTTTAATTCTTTCATCTTCAATTCCTCTATTTTAAAATTATTGCGCTAATATACGAATAGGAAAAACAACACACAAGCAAATAACTTATTTTAACAACTTTAAACTATCTGAAACACAATAGGTTATACTGCGAAATTTTTATTTTTGTTTAGGCAATCCATGTTGTAAATTTACACTCGTAAAGATGAGTGCACAGTCTTTACGGGAGTTATAATACACACACATTAAATTACAATATTATGGGTTCAGACAAAATTTTTATGTTCGACAATCCTGCCGCTGGAGAAAGCGCAGGTATTATGTCAATGATTCCTGCACTGTTGCAGAATAAAGGATTAGACCCCAATATGGTTGCCGCTCTTATGAGCAATAAAAACAATCAAGACGCTTGGGGTGGTGCTGGTTGTTGGTGGATCTGGATTATCCTGCTCTTCTTCCTGTGGGGTGGTAACGGATTCGGTAACGGGTTTGGCAATGGAGCAAATGGTATACCTGCTCAATTGAATAATGATGCAGGACGTGAGTTGTTGATGAATGCTATTCAAGGAAACGGATCAGCTATCAATCAGTTGGCTAGCTCTTTGAACTGCTCTACTCAACAGTTGCAGAATGCTATCTGCCAAATTCAAGGACAGATTCAGCAAGTTGGTAACCAAGTAGGTCTTTCCTCTCAACAGATCATCAACTCAATTCAGTCCAATAGTGCAGCTATCGGTTCTCAGCTTGCTTCTTGCTGCTGCGATATCCGTACAGCTATTGAACGTCAAGGATGTGATAGCCGTTTGGCTACTGTAGAGCAGACCAATACTTTGACAAGCAACACAAACACTCAGTTTAACATCATATCTGCTAAGATTGATGCTCAAAGCGCAATCATCAATGACAAGTTCTGTCAGCTTGAAATGCGTGAAATGCAAAACAAGATTGATGCTCTCAGACAGGAAAATAGCAATTTAGCTTTAGCTGCTTCTCAACAGGCCCAGACTGCAAATATAGTTGGGCAACTTAAGGCTCCGTGCCCGGTTCCATCCTATATAGTGCCTAATCCAAATTGCGGTTGTGGATATGGTTATCCGTTCATGGCTGGTTTTGGCGCAGGTTACGCTGCTGGTGACAACTGTGGTTGCAATTGCTAAAGTGTAGTTAAGAGTTCTTTGACTTGTATATAAATTACAGGTCAGAAACTCTTATCCCGATGCCAAATAATGAATGGCATTTACAACCAATTAAACACTATTTAACAAAATTAGTATCACCCTTGGTAGAAGGGGTTGGGGGCGTGGAGTGGTCGGCAGTAGTCGGGGCGGTGAAGCGTCAATATGTACGTGTATAATTAATCGTATATAATTACCTACTAAAATTATAAAGAAAGGGAAAAGTTATGAGTTATTTTTTTAATCCTTATATGATGGGATATAATGCCAACCGTTTTAGAGGGGTACATAGACTTGACTTTGGAGGGATACCGTTTGTTCGGACATCTTCTGTAACAACAGACACGACAAATTCAGAGGTTATCTATGGTATTAACCCGTGTCTGTTCAGACGATTGCCAAATCAAGGTATTTTGCTCTTGAGTGTAAATCATGTTCCTGCTGCCGGATCTGATGCGTATCTTGTTTCTGTGGCTACCACATTGACAAATACCACATCAACATCCACAAGCAAGGTTCCTTTGGTAAACGGTTCGGGAGATCAGATTCCGTCTAGTGAAATTTCACAAGGCAATAAATACTTTGTCTATTACGACAAATGTAATGGGATATTTCAAGTAGTTAATCATATCGTTGCACCTGCTACTGCCGCACAGGCTAGAAGCACTGTAAAATGATATTAAAAAGTTAGAATAAGTATGTTTCAATCAATACGACAAGGACAGCAGTTTTTCATATTGCATAAAGGGGAAAACCCAAGATGTGATGTGGGCACTGTGGTAAGTGTTTCAAATCCTGTTCCTAAATATCAGAACGGATATACAGCATATCCTCTTCCGCAAAATGAAATGGTTGTGGATGTGAAAGTTAAGGTTGGAGATGATACTCTTGATTTTCAAAAGTTGCCAGCCAATCTTAGTATAGCAGACTTTTCCCAAGTAGGCGGAAATGTGGTTGTATCGGAAAGCAAGGATGCCATCAATGCAGAGATAGAAGCAATGAAAATAAGTAGTGTAAGGGTTGTGGAATCTGTGGAATACCATCAGAAAGTAATCAAAAGCTGCGATGAGATGCTTACAGCGTTGAATCCTGCATTTGCCGAGAAGGCGCAGCAGGACAAGGAGATGAAGGAACTTAAAGGTGAATTGTCACAGATAAAGGATATACTTGCACAACTTGCTGCTTCTGGTATCAAATTGCCTGACGTGCAACATGTAAACAATAATAATAACAACAATAAAAAATAAATACTATGGGTTGGAAAGTATATGGAATGGGCCGTAGCTTTGAAGGTGAAGATATGGACCGGGAATTAGAAAAAGCGTATAAAGAAGGTTATCGTGACGCTATGGAAGAAATGGAAGATCGCTATGGTGAACGTGGCGGACGTGGCGGACGAGGTGGCGGATATGGCGAAAGAATGTGGGATGATGATGATGAGTACGGAGAAAGACGCGGAGTCAAAGGTACTGGTCCTTACGCCAGACGTAGACGCTAATTAAATTGGTTTAAGCCCGTAGTGGTTTGCTACGGGCTATCTTTTTAAAAACAAAAGCTATGGAAAGAACGAGATTAGATGTATATGAGAAACTTCCTTCGGGAATGGAAAAATATCTTGCGGAACACGGATGGAACTTCTCTAAGAAATTATGTGAATATGCCGTTTCCAAAATGAAAGACAGGAACGGAAACAAAATACACCCGTATGACAAGGATCAAGTGGAAACATTAATGAAGCAATTCAATGTTGAGTTGAAGAATGATGTGGAATACAACAAGGTTTATGTATTGAATATGGTACGTGCCGACTATATGGGTTCATCCATAGTCAATGAGCAATATGCCTGTATGTTTGTAAAAGACTATCTTGACGATGTTGACGGAAGCCCTACCCGTGCTCTTGACGAGTATTACGCAAAGTGTATAGCCTGTGGAACACCTTTCTCTTGGGAGGATTATATCTGATTGCTATGGTACGACAAAGACTATACATTGAGGAATATGATTGGACGGTTGATGTATTCTATTCTGTGGATAAATACTCTTATTTAAGAGCGATATACAGACTGGAATATATTGGCTGTCCTTTTCATTTGCTGAACAGGATAACGGATAAGATAAAGACTGAAAAATACAATTACGGTGTAACGTATTCAAACAATAAGTGCACTGTAATTATTATCAGTCACAGTACGTCTGATGAAGAATTTATGAATACACTGGAGCATGAAAAACAACACATGATTGGTCATATAATTGATCATTATGGCATAAAGCCTTCATCAGAAGAAGCTGGATACCTTGCAGGATATGTAGGTGCTTTATTTACAAAACCTATAAAAGACGAGATTTGCGATTGTTGTAAGAAAAAACTAAAATAAATCATTATGAAAAAGATTTTTATGGCTATGATTAGCGGAAAAAGCAAAGAAGAAGTATATGATATGCTTAATGATTCGGAAAAGGAAATCCTGTTCGGTATTGCTCAAAGCATGGGAATGACACGGGTGGAAAGAAGAAAGATGAAAAGAAAATACGAAAAGAGAAGATAGGCTAACTGCCTATCCTCTCTCTTATTAGTTGAAACTTTGGTATAATTCAAGATTGTTGAAAACATAACACTCCTTATCCTTGATTTGAGGATACATGTATGATGGAATATGTGCTATCTTACGGGCATTTCCCCAGTATGATGTCCAGTCTTTTACGTTAAACAGAAGTTGCGGGGTGTCATAGAACAGGTTTAATTCCCCTTCTTTCTTTATGCCTTCATCACGGGCAATATATAATCTAAAATTATTCATATAAGTTTTCTTTTTATAAGAGTGTTTTCTACTTCCATCCAATCAACAAACGGTCTGTTTGACAGGTTTACATCATATTTCAATGGACATCCCAATGCCGCATCGTCAATATATATGTGACAATAAGGTTTGGGTGATGTGGTCCATGCGTGCTGTTCAGGATTCTCGTTTATACCGAACAGGGGAACGTTGTTGTTCATAAACCATTTTACGGCTTCCGATAGATACTTTCCTCCCTGTTTGTGTATGTTGTAATCATCGGAAGTCACCTCATCAATATCACTTCTCATGGTAAACAAGATAAGTTTGTGTCCGTTTTCAACCAATTTTTTCAATACAGGCACGGCACCTATGTCCTTGCCGATTTTAGGAAAGTCGTGTGTCACGACTGTTCCGTCAAAGTCAATTCCTATAATAGCCATAATTATTTGTTATGTAATTTATCATATATTTCTCTTACCTGTTTATACCTTTCTTCCTGCTTCTTTGTGAACGGCATGAAGGAATGATTTAACCACCGACATATATAATAACATTTATCATTGGAATAATCAGTTTCATCAATATTAATAAACCAATCAACGTCATTCCTCATTTCTCTTGCAGAAATAAAGGCGTCAATAAGTTTTGGATATTTTATAAGTCCTATGTAATTACTATTTAAATTTGCTTTCGGGCAAACAATACATCCAACTCTTTTGCGATAATCATATTCGGGATTTATAGGTAATGAATATTTATGGATATAATCCCATACATCCTTATCCGTCCAATCTATAATAGGCTTTAATTGTATGATGGAAGTAGCACCAATAGACTGACAATGTTCTTCAAAATAGGAATCAAACAATTCTTTGTTTTTCTTTAAAGTCGTTTTGTTTTTCGCTTCAAATGCCGTCCTAGCACTTCTACTCCTACTTTCAGCTTTCCTTACTCCCGTAATACTGCACGCATCCACATATTTAGGGTTGTGCTTATAATCCTTGCAACAATAAGCTATTTGTACAGTAGGAAGGATGGATTTGTGGTTTTTCCATATATTTTGTATAAACCCGAATTTATAATCACGCCTCCATATTACATCGGGATAGTTTTCTTTTATGAACCTTAATGTAATATTACTTTCAAAGGCATGGTTGAAAAAGGCTTTGAACGGTATCCCGGCACGTTTACAAAGGTCATAACATACCTGACTATCTTTTCCTCCCGAAAAACCCAAATGTACTTCCAACCCCATTGTTTTAGCTATCTTACTGAATTTTTGTATTCTAGTAATGGCTAATTGTTCTTTTTCATCCATAACCATTTGTTCATCTATTATTTCTTTCATACCAATTTAATTATAGCCTTCTTTAAATTAACAAATAAAGGTATTGCTGACATGCCCCCATTGCAATCCAACTGTCTTAAAGAGGGTACAACCTCTCCGTTATCATCAATATCATAATCTGCAATATAGGCTAACTTCTTCGCTTCGGGAACTAATATCCTTTCATGAGCCATGACCGTTATACAGACTTTGCTTCCAATAGGGAATACTTGGTTGGATTCAATGTATTCCTTTTCCAACTGTTCCTTTTCTCCATTCAATTCTTTTAGCTTTAAATCAATGGCGTATCTTTTGCTTAAAAATTCTTCCTTATTCATTTTTTGTCATTCTAATTGATTCTAACGTACTTTCCTGCAATATCGCAGGTTCTCAATATTTCTGCATTATCCTCACCAAAAGCGATGAGAATACTGCCACAGCCAGGAGAATCCCCACGAGTTCCGTCTGAACTCCATGATTCATAGTCATTGCTAGACGCCTCTTTAAGAACGCATCCATCATCGTTATATAGCTTTCTAACTTCATTCATAATCTGTTCCATTATAAATTAATCCTCTTTGTACCAATCTGGCTTTGGAAACCTATCCGAAAAAAATACTTTATTGACTTCTTCACTTTCAATATTGGAAGCTTCCGGCCATAAATCTTTCAACTCTTCAATACTATTGATATAGGCTACTAAAACAAAGTGGTGAGCACTTTCACCAGTGCACCAATATGGATATTGGATTGGCCATCTTAATGGACGATAATCTCCATCGCACTTTTCCTTATCTACAAAAAATCTTACTCTAATCATCTTATATCATATTTTTCGTTAAACACAGAATCCGCTTGCTGAAACTGCTTCGTGAAACGATTCTCTTTATATTTTCTCGGCGAAGCACATCCCACTATTAAAGCGAGAATAGCACATATTAAAAGTATTTTCTTCATTCCTTTATAGTTTTGAGGGTTATTGTTTTTCTTCATCCTTCAAAAAGCCACTCCGGTCAGGATATACCTTTTGTTCCAGTTTCTCCATTTCCTCAATAGCTTTATAGGCATTATTTATATCATCTTCACG